GCTTCGTCACCGGCGCTCCTCCTTCGGTTCCGCGACGACCCTACCGACGTCACAGCGGCCGTTGGCGACGATGAACGAACCCGGCCCGGTCGGCAGGGCGCCGTCGTGCCAGACGCCCGCCCGCGCCAGAGCCCGCTCCATCACCTCCTCCGGCACGTCGTAGTCCCGACTGGGATCCATGTAGACGGTGGTGGCGCACAGCTTGCGCAGCCGCTCCAGCAGGCCGTGGATTGGCTGAGTGGACAGGACGACGTGCATGTTGCTCCCCCGGCCGAGCCGCAGGATCGCCTCGACCGGCTCGAACACCGCCCTGCTGGTCAGGTTGAGGTCCTCCAGGATGAGGATGGACGGTTCGGCCGATCGGTTGCTGTAGCGCAACGACTGGGCCAGGTCGCATAGCATCTCCGTCACCTGGCCGATGCCGAGATGACGCGCCTCGCCGTTGCGGTGCAGCGCGTACCAACTATCGGAGCGAACCTCGGTGACGTCGGCGCCCTGGGAGCGCCACTGCTTGCCCAGGCAGTCCAGCACGTACGACTTACCGGAGCCGGTGTAGCCCTGGATGAGGATGTTGCCGGACGCGCGGACGGTGACCGGGGTTACGTCGGCGTCGTAGCCGAGCGTCGTGGTGAACGACTCACGGACGCCTGCGGTGGTGGTGATGGTCATGAATTTCTCCTTCGGGTGGGGTGGACATCCGGACGGACATCGGGGCCGCCGGACGGGGGACAGAGGAGGGACAGGGCGGGGTTTCGGGGGTGGGACATCCGGCCCTGGAGACAGGGACATTCGGAGGGACACGAGGGGGACGTCGGGTGGGACATCGGGTGGGACATCCATGAGGACATCCATGAGGACATCCATGAGGACATCGGGTGGACTTTCAGAGGGACACCGGCCGGGACACTGTCCCGTCCGGTGAGGGACATCCGGGGCGGGACAGTGCTCGGCTGCGGCGCGGACATGGCGGCGGTCACACGGCCCGAAGGGATCCCAGGCCATGCCCTGCGTCGCCGTCGGCTTCGTCGTCCAGTTCGTCGTCGGCGTTGGGCGCCAACCCCATTTCGGCTCGCAAAATCTTCTTGTACCGGCCGACCGTTTTCGTGCTGACGCCGATCATTCCGGCGAGTTCGCCGTTCGTCAGGGTGTCGCCGTCCTCCAGCGCCTGGCGGACGATCTCCATCCCCTTTTCCTGGCTGACCTTGGGTGCAGCGTCCTTGGCGGCAGGGATGGCCCGCCGTCCGGCCGTCTGACTGCCGGAGCCCTTACCAGGCCGCAGCTCCCGCCGCAAGCGAAACTCAATTTGGGACGCCAAAGTCTCTTCCTGCTGCTGCCACCGCTCCATCGCCGCCTCCTGCTCCTCAGCCCGGATGCGGTCTTCGAAGTCCACCCGCTCCAACTCCCACCGCTGGGACATGTCCCTGTCGCGGGCGGCGAATTCCGCCTCCCTCCGGCGCAGGATGTCCTCCTGAATCAGCTCGACGAGAGCGGGCAGATTCCGGTCGGTGTCCCCCCCGGTGTCCACCGGGTTGTCCACCCCGATGTCCCTGAAGATGTCCCTCCAGATGTCCGCCTCCATGTCCCTGCGAACGGCGGGCAGATGTCCCTCGAATTGGCGGCGGATGTCCGCCTCGATGTCCGGCCGGATGTCTGCCTCGATGGCGGCCCGCTCGGCGGCGATGTCCCTCGCCGTGGCCGCCTCCTTGTTGAGCCGGTGGGCGTTCAGGATCGCCCGCAATGCGAGCATGGCGATGGTGTCGATGGCAGCGGGCAGGGACCACGCCCACGCCCAGTCCAGATGTGCGCCCCGCTCCAGCAGTTCGGCCTGATGGGAGATCGACATGACCATGAAGAGCAGGAACAGGCCGATGATGACGCGGCGCTCCCACTTGCCCAGCAGGGGGGTTTTGAAGCCGTGCGACACGATGCCGGACAGCAGCACCGGCGAGGCGTGCACGATGACCCCCAGGATCATGTTGGTGGCCGCCTGACCTGCGGTGACGCTCTCTGGGGGGTCGATGACCATCCACAGGTTGAAGGTCAGCGACAATCCGCCCATGACCAGCATGACGAACCACCAGTAGCCGGTGGAGTGCGCGTCGTCGGGGGCGTGTGGGGTGTTCATGGCTTTCAACTCCAACTGTTAGGAATGCCTGTTAGATGCCTGTCTGGTGATGTCTGGTGTGATTTTCTGCAGGTGTCAGACGGACACTCGGTGACAAACTGTGACAAAAGCCCCAGTTTTTCACTCAGAGTTACGATCTTGGGTGTCTGACACCCCGCCGATCGGGTGTCAGACACCTGCCGTCTGACACCCGATCAAGGGCCCTCCACCAGGAAAAGGAGAGAACCACGACCCATCCGGCCACTCGTTGCGGACATCACCGTGCGCGCGAACACGCACAGTTACGAAACGACCGCCAGCGGGGCCGGGCGCGGCACCTTCCGGATCATCTCCGTGGTGCGGTACTTGCCGTCGTCGTCCGACCCCGGCTCGTTGACCAGCTCGACGTAGACGCCCGCCTCCGCGAAGTTGATGATCTCCTGGCGGATCCACGACTTGGCCCGATCCACATACGGCAACTCAGGGTGGTCGTAGTAGTCGCCGGTCTGGAACACGTGGCCGGGGCCGTCACCCGCCAGGATGCGCAGCAGGTTGCGCCGCGCCTCCTCCCGGCTGACCGGCGGCTCATGGAACTCCTCATCGTCGTCATCGTCGAACCACAAGATCTGGGACGCGTGCTGCGGAACTGACGTGGCCGCGTGGTCGTCGTCGGCGAACCCCTCCTCGTCGTCACCTTCGAGGCCGTCGTCGATCTCGATGTCGTCGTCCTCGTCGTCGCCGTCGTCCTCGAAGTCGTCGTCCAGTTCCAGCTCTTCGCCGTCACCGTCAATGATCCGGTCGGGCTGTCCGTTTCTTCCTGGCATGTAGACCAGCTCCTTTCCGACGTGGACGATCTCCGCCTCGTCGTCGTCTTCAGCGGCCAGGGCTGCTTGCCGGGCGCGCTCTTCTTCTTCCTCTTCCGGCCCGATCAGGTCGGGGTCGTCCTCCTCCGGCCGGGGCTGCGGCGCCGCAGGTGCGGTGTCGTACGGGTTGCGCCGTGTTAGGGTGACCGACTCCCGTTCACGCATCGGCGGCACCAGCCCGGCGGCGCGCTCCCGCGCCTCCTCCTGCTGGACCTCGGCTCCGGCCTGCTCCGGCGCGGCGTCGGTGATCGCCTCGACCGTTTCGCGGTCGTCCAGGGCGATGCCACCGGCGGCCTTCAGTCGCCGCTCCACGTCCATGCCGGTCTCCCGGCGGTCGTACAGGTCGGTGATCTCGTCTTCGCCCTTGGTCTTGTACCGGAAGCCGTTGATCGCGTTCACGAACGTCTGCTCCGGCTGCATCATGTTCGGCCCGTACCGCTCGGTGACCTGCCGCAGCATGGTCGCGTCGGTCAGCATGGACCGCTGTGGCGTGGACTGGTCGTCGCGGGCCAGGAGTGGGGTGTGGTGGTAGTGCATGCCGGGCAGGCTGCTTCCCCACTGTTCCGGGGAGGCGCCCATGTCCATCAGCCACTCCGGCATGCCGAACACGTCGTCGTCGGACGTCATGCCGAACGTCATGACCTCGGTGAACTGGGCCCGCGCGTTGGTGTCCATGTTTTCGTGCTGGGCGCGCTGGATGGATCCCCAGATGCAGACGCCCAGGGAGCGGGCCAGCATCAGGACCTTGGTGATGTCGCGGCCGAGCGTTTCGAAGATCAGGCCGCCCTCTTCGATGAAGATCACGATGTAGGGGATGCCGTACTTCTGGGCCAGCTCCGGAGACCACTCCTTAGCCCCCAGGCGGCCGAACAGGGCGCCGCGTGACTGGAGACCGGCCTCGATGATCGCCTTGATCATCATCTTGGCCGCGACCTTGTCCGTGGCCATCCAGTCGATCGCGGGCATGATCGGCCCGAACGTCTGCAACACCTTGCCGACGTCGATCCCGAAGAAGCACACACCCTGCTGGGAGCAGCCCTCACCGGCGACCACCAGCATCGATTCCGACTTGCCCGCTCCGTTGACCCCTTCCACCAGGACGTGGCTGGAGTTGGGCTTACCGTGCTTCTTATTGCTGGGCAGCAGCAGGCGGCCGTCGGTGTTGTCCTCACGCTTGGCGAAGACGATCGGCTCACTGCCCCACCAGATGCCGGGGTGGCGCGGCCCCTGCCAGTGGACGGTCTCCTCCAGCGGGTTGAACCAGACCACCCGCAGCCGGACGTCACCGTGGTCCTTCTTGTTGGGGATGATCCGGACGTCAGGCTTGCCGACCCGGAACTTCGCGGCCAGCTTGCCGCGTGCGTTGTCCAGCGCTTCCGGCTCGATGCCGTCACCCAGCCGCAACCGCAGCTCCGTGCAGTACGGCTCGTTACGGGTGACCTTCAACGCGCTGGAGTGCATGAACCTCAGCGGACCCGTCGCCCGCTGACTGGCCGGGTCGAAGCCGACCAGCTCCCGCCACCCGCCGACGACGCGCCGGGCGTTGGCGTCCGCCGCCGCCGCCGCCGCCCGCGCCTCCATCAACGCCTTCTCAGCGTTGACCTTCGCCAGCGCCTTGGCCACTTCCGGGTGCATGGGAGTCGTCTCCGTGGTGTCGGAGATGACCTCACCATCCACGTCGGGCAGAGCCGCCGGGCCGCTGCCCGGTGGCAGGGCGGTGGCCAGAGCCGCCGCCGTGATCGCCTTCCTGTCCACCTTCGTCTTCGGCAGGTCGTAGGTGACCTCCCCCTCCGACCGCTTGGCAAAGTACAGGTTCCAGGCCAGGCAACTGCCGAGGGTGCCGATCAGCCACACCACGAACATGATCCCGTCTGGAATGGGGCCCAATCCGGTGAGGGTCGCGAGCGTCAGGAAACCCATGGGTACGGCCGTGTAGGCGGGCCCGGCCCACTTCGCCTGCCACGAACTGCGTGCGTGACTGCGGTGGTAGGACACCCCCGTCAGTCCGGCGCCCACCACGAGCAGCATGAACGCGGCCACGTACAGAGCGAGGTCGCCCACCCACATGGACCTGAACCACCAGATCACGAGCGGCATGACGACGAGCCCGAGGAACCAGGGCGCCACGTGACGCAGCCATTTGGGGGCCTTCACGTGCTCACCGTCGGCGGTCACCGCCGTCGCTACCGCGTGCTTGATCGTCATGTGGACCTCCTTTCTGATTGAGTGAGTGATCTGGGGGTCAGGCCGAGCGCCGCGTCGGGCGCGGCTGGTGGTCGAGCACCTTGGCGCCGTTGCCGAGGATTTCGTCGCCGTACTTGCGCAAGAAGCGGCGCCAGGCCCGGTCGGTCAGCTTGGCGGCGGTCCGCTGAAGACGCGCCACCCGCTTCAGGCCGCCCGCGACGAACCGTGCGCGGGCGTAGTTGGCGTGAACCTTCCAGATCTCCGCCTTCTTAGCGCCCTGAGCCTTCAGCTCGGCACGCCGCTGGTCGGCCATCTTCTTCTCGAACTTCTTCAACTTGGCCGCCACGACGCGGCTGGTGAAGTGGATCGCGTCGGCGTGCGCGTTGCAGCTCCGGCGGATCTTGTCGCAGATGGCGCGGAAGTCTTCGCTGCTCTTCAACGGCATCTCCGCGTAGTGCCGCTGCTGGGGTTCGGCCATGGGTTACTCCTCGGGGTCGTCGGGGCCGGAGATGTGGACGGCGCCCGCGTGGAGCGCCGACACGGCGTGCATTCCGGCGAACACGGGAACGGCCAGCCCTCCGGCCAGACTGTTCAGCGTGATGTTGCCGAGGATGCGCATGGTGGTGATCAGGGTGACGAGCGGCGGCACGCAGAGCAGCAGCCCGTAGACCAGCTCGTCGGGGCTGACGCCCCACTCGCCGGGGATGTTCTGGGCGGCTCCGGCGGCCAGGGCGAGCAGGAGGCCGAAGAGCGGGACGCCCATCAGGTACAGGGCGCCTACGCAGAACAGAGCGCCCGCGATGGGCGGCACGTACTTCATGTGGCCTCCGATTTGGATGGTGTGGCGTGTACTGATGGTCTTCATGGTTCTCTTTGTATAGACAGAAAGTGGAGCAGACTATTGCGCTGATGTCAAGAGGTCTGAGAGTCTGTCTATACCTATGCTCGGAGGAATGCCTGTGGATACCAACAAGAAGAAGAAGGCGCCCGTCTTCATGGTCATCGCCGATGACCTACGCGAGCGCATCAACCGGGACATCCCCCCCGGCGGGCGCCTGCCCACCGAGGCGGAGCTGAGCGCGGAATACTCCACGACCCGGACCACCGTCCGCGCCGCCCTACAGGTGTTGATCAACGCGTTGGTGGTGGAGAAACGCGGACTGAGCGGCTACTTCGTCCGCGAAGTGACCGCCCGAACCTGGCAACTGATCAACACCGACGACGGCACCTACGCCGACCCATGGCAGACCCTGACGGACACCGAAGGCGCCGAACGGGCCCGGCAGCTCATCGCCGTCCGCATCGACCAAGCAGGCATCCCACTCGGCGCGACCACCCTGGGCGTCCTCCTCGACGTCGCCGACGACGCCCTGGTGGCCTGCCGCAGCGCCGTCCGCTGCCTCGACGGCGAACCGGTAGACCTGACCGACATCTATGCGCCCTACGACCTGGTCAAGGACACCCCGTTCATGTCGTCCAGCGACGAACTTGACGTCTACGCCCTCATGGAAACCACCGGTCGGATGACCGGGTCGGCCGACAGCTTCACCTTCCGCAACCCGGCGCCAGGAGAGAAGGCACGGCTGGAACTGCCGGAAGCGACCGGCGTGGTGGAGGTCGTCCGCCGCCTGGACTACGACACCGACCAGGCCATGGTGATCCACTCCGTCTACAGTGCGGCAGGGGCGCGATTCATAACCTACGCCCGCACATGACGAAGCCCCCGCCGGTTCGGCAGGGGCTTCGTCATGTCCCGGGTGTCAGCCCTGGACGCTGATCCTCCAGTAGCCGCGCTCGCCCCACTTGTCGGCGAAGTAGGCGTTGCCGGTGGACGGGGTGTAGGTGACGTCCACGGTGTGGCCGTCGATGACAGTGGCCTTCCAGCTTCCCCACTGCCGGGTCTCGCCGTGCTCCGCCTTGGCGATGTCGATCGCGGCGGAGCAGTGCTTGCGGTAGGACTCCAGGGCGTCCCACTTGACGCTCTCCCGCTCGTCGGTCGGCATCACCATGATCATGCCGACCTGCCACGCGTAGTGGTCGGTGACGGTGACGCCGCTGCCGTAGTCGTAGCTGACGGTCAGGAACTGGCACCGGCCGATGTAGGCGCGGTCCAGGGTGACGTTGAAGACGGTGTGGCCGGTCTGCTTGTCGGTGGTGATGGCGACCTTGCGCCCGGCCAGGGCCTTGACCACGTGGTAGAGCGTGCCGACGGTCCAGGTGTCGCGCTGCTTGTCGTTGACGTTGCTGCTGAAGTCGGCGGCGTTGATGACGCTGGTGCAGGCGGACTGGGCGGTGGCGGTGGTGCTGGTCATGATCTGCTCCTGTGGTGTTGTGTCGCTCTCAACACCTCTGAATATACATCCATTTAGCGCGTGGTCAAGGGGGTTCCCCAGAAAAATCCTCAGCGGCGGCGGGTCCGCTTCATCACCCACACGACCGAACCGGCAACACCCGCTACGACCAGGCCCACCGCCCCCAGCGACGCCCCAGCGCCCGCCAAGACCGCCCCCTGCAACGTCTTGGTCACCAGCAACCAGGCGAACTCCCCCAGCGCCACCGACAACACCAGGCCGCACCAAACGAACATCAGGGCAAGCATCTCGCCCTCCGCCCGCGAGTAGATCTCGCCGGATGCCTCTCCTGTCCGCTGCGGCGGTGTGTCAGGAGTCGCGGGCCTGTCGTTGCGGGCCACAGCGTCCCCCAGTCGTCGCAGCCGCTCATGCGCCCGCCGAACCAGGGGCAGGTCGCGTAGTCGCCGCCGGTGCAGCGGTCGGCGCAGGTGGTGCAGCAGGGCGGAGATGAACACGCCGGGGATCATCGCGACGCCGATGATCCCCCAGATCACCAGGATGCGTACCAGCAGGTTCCCCTCGGCGATGACGTCACCGAAGACGGCGGCGGCCGTGCCGCCGACGACGGCACCGGCGGGGCAGGCGAATATCTGATCCGGCCATGTCTTCCAGTTCGGGATGCGCTTCATCGTCCGTTCCCCCTGTTCTCCCTGATCCTCATGGCCAGTCCGAGCAGGCAGACGATCCCGCCCGCGAACACGGTGGAGGTGGGCTCGCCGGTAATCGTCCAGACGGTGACGCCGACGAGCGTCAGGATGGACCCGGCGAGTGTGAATAGGTAACCCATGATCTTCTCCTTGTGGGTTGGGCCGGGCCGGGTCCACCGGCCCGGCGGGTTGTCAGAGGTTCGCGCGGCTCGTAACGCATTCGGGCCAGGTGCAGGTGCAGCCGACCGGCCCCTGGGCGCGGATCTTCGCGACCTCTTTCTCAAAGATCTCCTCCAGTGTTCCCAGGTGCGTGGCGAACGTCTGGGCCATCTGGTCACGCAGCTCGCGGGCGTTCTGGATGCTCCGGGCCCGCTGAGCGGCGGCGTCGTCGTGGCCGTGCCGGGCCGCTTCCGCCTGGACTTTGGCGGCCCGCCGGTGGGCGGCGAGTTCCTGTGGGGTGGGTCGGTCGCTGTGGTTGTAGCGCCTGCGGTCCACGGTGTTCTCCTGTCGTTGTCGCTCCACCCGCCAATGTACGTTCATTTAGCGTCGCCTGGCAAGCGGATGGCTCGGCCGATTTCCTTCCAGATTCCGCGTTGACGTCACGCGCTAAATGGTTGTACATTGGCGGGTGTTCGGAAAGAGCGACCGACACCCCCAGGAGCCCCGATGTCGATCACCTTCAGCGCCGCCGCCAACCACGGCACCTACTACGCCACCGCCGACGACAGCCCCGAGCTGAACATGGCCAACGCCAACGCCGCCCGCCTCCTGGCCCTGCTCGGCTTCACGCACGAGGACGACTACTACGGGGGCGTGGTGGACGCCCAGGACTTCCTGGGCCGCATCCTCATCGCCCAGGGCATGCTGGACGTCGCTACCGACGACGCCCACGGCCGCCCCACGGTGGAGGACACCGGCAGCGGCGGCATGGTGTGGATCGAGTGCGGCGTCGAGCCCGGCTACCTGGCCGCCCGGCTGGACGTCCTCCAGGACATCGCCACCTGGGCCCAGGGCCGCAGTATGTCGGTGGCGTGGGCGTAGCCCCCAACCCGGCCCGGCCCCGCACTGGGGTCGGGCTTCAGAGCAACCCAATCAATCGAAAGGTCGAGATCATGGAATGCAAGTGTGGAGCGGCTACGCAGGAAGCCCACCTGGAGAAGGTCGAGCAGGGCTATTCCGCCCACGCCTACACCGGCTCCTACTACAACGCCAACTGAACGCGGGCGGTCCCATCGTCCTTGACGTGACGCTAAATGGGTGTACTGTTGGTTGTGTTGAGAGCGACCAACGACCAGGGAGCAAACGATGATCTGCGGCAACTGCGGCACCCAGACCGAGAAGATCGACCTCGTTCGCAAGTGCTACCAGCAGGCCGTGGGCAACTGCCCCGACCTCATGGACACCCACACCTACGACGAAGACGGCCAGAAGGTCATCGTCGAATGCCGCGCCCACGCCTGGTACGACACGGAGGGCAACTCCTTCTGCGAGCGCGGCCACTCCAACTACACCCTGGAGCACCAGTGGAAGAACGGGTGGGCCTACGTCACCGAGGACGAGGCCGCCGGTTTCGTCAAGGACACCGGCCGTGAAGCCGTCCTGATGGACGGCAAGGTTTGGCTGGGCTGATACATCATCCCCAACCGGCTACATCATCCCCAACCGGCCGGGGGCGGCCAGTCCACCCCCGGCCTTCTTCATCTCGACCCTGGCCGTTGAGCGACCGGCCACAGAGGAGACCGTCATGCTGAACCGTGCCCCCGAACGGCTGCTGTCCCGCTGGGATTTTGACCCCATCGTCGTCGCCTTGCAGGAGCAGGCACCCATGACCCTGCACGTGGACGACTACCTAGACGACACCGCGCAGGCGGAAGCGGACGACAAGGGCGAACGGCCCCGCATCGTCCTGGGCGCCGCCCTGGTCACCGGCGACCGCGACCGGCTCTACGGCGTCCTGGCGCACGAAGTGGCCCACCACCGACTCCGGCATCTGCGGCGGCCCACCCCCAGTGAGGGGTTCCGGTTCGCGGTCGTCAAGTGGACACTGCCTGCGATGGCGGCGTACGCCGCCCTGGCATTCGGAGCGGCGTTGACGTATGGGGTTGTCGCCGTCTTTCTCGGCGGCCTGGCCCTGGCGTTCGGGGTCGCTACGCGACTGTCGTTGAAGTGGGGTTTCCGGCGGGGCGAGTTCGACGCTGATGCCGAATCGGTGCGGCTGTTGAACGGTCTGGGTTTGCCTGGCGCGGAGTTGGCGGCGGGGTCGCTGATGGCGTACGAGCCGTTGAGTCGGTGGTATCGGCTGGTCGGCTGGTTGTGGGGGGAGCATCCGACGTTGGCGCAGCGGCTGCGGGCGATATCCCGCATCGCCCACCTTGACGATCGCACTAAATGACTGTACCTTTGGTTGTGTTAGGAGCGACCGACACCAGGAGAAACGATGAACCTCGCCACCGCCACCCCCGCCGAAATCGACACCCGCCTCGTCGAGGTTGAATTTCAGCTCACCATGCTGCATCACCAGATCATCCAGCAGGACCGCATCGTTGGCCGCAGTGAAGGGGTGCGCCGCGCCGCCGAGGCGGGGACGCTTCAGGCGCTGCGAGAGAAGGACGGCAAGTTGGCTCGGGAGTACAGGGAACTTAAGGGCGAATTCCACCGACGCGGCGGCTGGACCCGCGCGTGGGTCGTCCCCGGCGGCCACGTCCACAGCTCCAGGCGCTGCCACAGCCTCTACGCCGACACGACCCTCATCCTGGCCCCCCGCGACATCCGCAAGCGCGACCTGTCCGGCGCCACCGAAGAGGAGATCGTGGCCGCCGCCGGAGACCGGGCCTGCACCCACTGCTACCCGTCCGCGCCGGTCGAGCCCCGCCCGTCCACGATCGTCCTGGACGAAGAGGACGACAAGGCCAAGGCCAAGGCGGAGCGGGAGGCCAAGCGCGCGGAGGCCGCCGCCAAGAAGGCGGTCAAGGCCATCGCCAACCCCGACGGAACGACGATCCGGCATGACGGCTGGAACATCGAGACCGAGTCGGAGGCGCAACGCATCTACGTCGGGACGCACGCCGACGCAGCCTGGAACGCCTACCGCCTCGGCGCCGCCCGGCACGAGGAGAAGAAGGCCGAAGTCGAACACCTGCTGATCGCCATCGCCCACAAGCACGGCGAGACGGTCGAGGAGGCCCGCGACCGGCTGGCCCCGAAGGTCGCCGCGAAGGCGAAGCGGGACGAGCGGGAAGCCACCAAGCACGCTATTCGCCTGGGCCTGCCGCTGAACAAGTGATCCACCTGGGGGCCGGTTCCGGCCCCCAGGCTTCCCCCGGGTACCGGCCCGGCGCGGGCTCACGACCCGGGAAGCCACGCAAGAGCGACAGCATTAGGAGGACATCATGGAAGACACCTTCAGGATTCTGCGAGATGACGCCCCGGTCGATCTCGTCCACCACAACTCCGACCTGATCCAGTCGGATCGGCGGCACGCCCTGACAGCGGCGGCACTCATCTCCGCGATGCACCCCGACGAACTGGTCACGGTTCGCAGCCAGTATGCGGAGCTGGTCGGCCGGTTCCGCGACGGATTCGAGGTCTGAGATGGAACTTTTCGGCACCGGCGCCTGGCTGACCTGGCTGCTGGACGGGGCCCACCGCATGGGCCGCCACGACCGTAACTGCCACGGCGGCGTGCCGTCGCGCCGGTTCATCCGCTGGAACACCCGTCACGTCGACAAGGTCAACATGGGCCAGTGGTTCCTGGACGGCGACCGCCGCAACATGACGCTGTATCGGCATGAGGAGGCGATCCTGTGGCGTCTGGACGTCACCCCGTACGTGGGCAGGCCGTACACGCTGTGGGAGATCGACCACGACTTCACGCGCGGAACCGCCCTGTACGACGCCGAGAAGCCGGTTGAGGGCGGCATCCGGAACATGGGCCGCGTCGACTTCTACGCCGACGCTGACGACGCCTACAGCGCGTTCCAGGCAGTCGCTCAGGGGTTGGGTGGCTACATCCGGATGTCGAAGACGGGCGAGCCGCCGCTGAGGGGCGGCGCCTGGTTCCGGATCGTCGAGGGATCCCCGAACGTCTTGTACGTCGGCGACGACATCAGGGAGCCCATGGACGTCATCGACCTGTCCGGCCGCGATGTGCACGACGTGATCAGCGAATGGCTCGCGGCGCGCACGTCCGCCGGACTCCCCCGGACCGGCCTGGAAGTGGAGGAGTCATGAGCTACGGCCTGAAGTTGGAGCTGACCGGCCGCCAGGCAGGTCTCCTGCACGCCCTGACGGCCGTACCGCTGACGCGGACGGTGGAGCGGCATCCGGATGTCATGCCCGCGCTGCACCGGCTGAGGGACGCACTCAGCGCCTACCGGCTGGCAGGGCTACCTAACGATCCCTACCCGCGCGGCGGCTACACGGTCAAGCTGGAGTTGTCGCCGCACGATGAGGCGGTGCTGGCTCTGGTGCTCGTGGACGCGCTGGCCGATCAGGTGGAGCAGCATCGGACGATCACGCATCCGTGGGTGGCCGACGTGCTGGGGATTCAGTCGGAGCTGGCCGGTTACGTGCAGGCCCGCGAGTCTGCCAAAACCTCCCCCCGATAGATCACAGCCCCAACCCGTGGAGGGCGCCCGGTTCGTGGCCGGGGTGGGGCACGCGATGAGCGACCGCAACCAAAGGAGGAGATCATGCTGGAGTTCACACATCCGAGCGTCCTGGCCGGGATCGCGTCCGGTGCCGACTGGGCCGACCCGATCATGGACCCGACCACGATCGACTGGCAGGAGCGGCAGGCGGAGGCGTGGATCCCGTTCGACGTCATCGACGGACGGCCGGTCAACCCTGGCGAGAAGACCCGCTTCGCCCGGGGCCGTAACGAGCTGGGCCACTGGGGTCCGAAGAATGCGGCCGACGCTCTCATCTTCACCTACAAGGTGATCAAGCGGTGGGGTCTGTTCCCCAAGCGGGTCCGGCACATGGTGCTGGTCGAGCGGGACGACGGCCACGGCTGGGCGATCCCCGGCGGCACGCTGGAGCCGGGCGAGACCGGCGAGGAGGCGGCCGTACGCGAGGCGAAGGAAGAGGCCGGGGTGGACCTGGACAGGATCGCACGGGCGCGTGTCCCGCATCCGGCCCGGTACGTGCCGGATCCCCGCGCCAGCGATGAGGCGTGGATGGTGACCAAGCCCGTCTGCTTCTGGCTGGACGAGATGGTGCCGGTGCAGGGCGGCGACGACGCCCGCCGCGCGGAGTGGGTGCGCTGCGACAGTTACGCGGCGCTGGAGAGGGACGTACGGAGCCGCTTCGGCGGACGCGTTTTCGCCGCTCACGTCGCGCTGCTGAAGGGGATGCTGTTCCGGTTCTGAGTTCGTCGCCGGAAACCCCTTGACCCTCCGCGCTAAATGACTGTACGTTTGGCGTACAACAAAAGAGCGACACCACGGGAGATCCACATGGCGTTCACGCACACCCCCGCCGTCGAGTACACCTACAACGGCAACAAGGTGCAGGACATCTGCACCACCCCCGACGGCGCCCAGACCCACCTGGCCCACCTGCTCCACAACGGCTACGCCGACGCCAAGGCCGTCACTGTCCTGTACGACTCCGAAAGCCCCGATGACCGGCTGTACCCCGTCATCGTTTCCTGATCCACCCGCCCCCCGCCCGCGAAAGGCGGCGCCGGTTCAAGACCGGCGGGGGGCACGTCGAGAGCGACGACAACACCAGGAGAGATCACCATGTATGAGCGGATGACCGTGACCGTCCCCGAGGGCGAGCTGGACGGCCTGCGCGTCGAGCGCTTCGAGATCGGCGCGCACGACATCAACAACCTGCGTAACGCGCTGCGGCACGGCCGGGGAACCAAGCCCGGCACCTACACCCGGCTCATGGACGGCAACCGCCTGTGGATGTCGGACGTGGACGCTGAAAAGCGCGATCACCTCCAGGCCGTCTTTAAGATCGCCGGAGATGCGAAGCGCGTCCTGATCAACGGCCTGGGCCTGGGTATGGTGCTGGCCGCCGCCCTGTCCTTCGACCACGTCGAACACGTGGACGTCGTCGAGATGGACGAGCGGGTCATCAAGCTGGTTGGCCCGCACTACGCGGCCGACCCGCGCGTCACCATCCACCACGCCGACGCCTACGCCCAGACCCGCAAGTGGGCGCCCGGCACCCGCTGGGACGTCGGCTGGTCCGACATCTGGGGCGATATCTCCACCGACGACCTGGAGACCATGGCGAAGATGAACCGCTCCTACGGCCGCCGCTGCGACTGGCACGAATGCTGGGGCTACTGGCTACTCAAGCGGCAGCAGCGGGTGGAGAAGGCCGAAGAGCGGCGCTACGCCGAGTGGATGAGCTGACCGGCCCAGCCCCGACCGTAGTCGGCTCCCGGTTCGCGACCGGAGCGGGGCACGCAACACCCCAACCGAAGGAGAGCACTATGGGTCGAACCAACATCGCCAGCGGCGGATACACCGCCGTGCAGGCAGGCAGAGTCACCGGCAAGAGCACCAAGCCCGCCAAGGAGGCGAAGGGGGACAAGGAGGCGCCGGAGTCGAAGGACGGCGCGAGGGTCGTCAACGTCCAGTCCGGCAACGCGACCGTCGGCGTGGTCGCCGACGTCGTTGAGGGCAACATCAACGTCTCGTTCTTCTAAGGAGGCAGCTATGGCCAAGGTTAAGGTCGTCACTTCCACGGGCGAAGAGATCATTCGGGACGTCAAGCCGGGTGAGGACAAGTTCTATGACGATCTCCCCTTCAACAGTGACAACGTGCTGTACACGGATATCCAGTCTTCTGACTGACGTCCCACGCCACGATCGTTAGGGCAACATCACCTGAGGATTCGGCCCCCGACCTGTAGAGGGCGCCCGGTTCGCGACCGGACGGGGGTACATCAGAGTGACAACCACGCGGGGGAGTTTCCGGAACCCCTTGCGCCACGCGCTAAATGACTGTAGATTCTGAGGTGTTGGAGAGCGACCGACACCAAGGAGAACGAAATGCCCGGCACCCACACCCCCACCGTCATCAACCGGACCCGCACCAACCGCTTCCTGGGCGTCTGCCAGCCCTGCAACCGCCCCGTCGCCGTCGAGACCGAAGCGACCGGCCGCACCGTCAACGAGAACTGCCCCGAGTGCGCCAAGCCGGTCACCCTGGAGCGCCTGGTCGCCGTCACCACCGCCGACATCTGCGACGCCTCCTGCATGGGCGCCATCGGCCCCAACTGCTCCTGCGGCTGCGGTGGCGCCAACCACGGCAGGTCCTTCGTCGGCACCCACACCCACCTGGAGGTGGAGAAGGCGGTCAAGAAGTACCGCGCCACCTCCGCCAAGCGGTCCGAGGCCGCCAAGAAGGCCGCCGCCACCAAAGCCGCCGTCAAGGCCGCGAACAAGCAGGCCATGATCGACGGCTGGTTCGCCGGTCTGGAAGGCGCCGAGGCCGCCGCGATCGAGTGGCTGACCGCCGCCGACGGCGAGAGCCTGTCGAGCTTCCTGTGGGACATGCGCGGCTACGTGGTTCGGTTCCGGGATGGCAAGGGCAAGTACGTCTGCCCGCTGACCGAGCGCCAGCTGGCCGCCGTCGTCAAGTGCCACACCCGGGAGCTGGAGTGGGCCGCCCGCAACGCCCAGCGCGAGGCGGAGAAGGCGGCTGAGGCCGCCGCCGCCAAGCCGGTCCCGCTCGGTAAGGGCCAGATCGTCGAGGGCGAGATCGTTCACACCAAGTCGCAGGACGGTTACGCCTACAACAGCGTCGAGTACAAGATGCTGGTCAAGGGTGCCGACGGCTGGAAGGTGTGGGCGACCGTCCCCGAGGCGCTGTTCGCCGAAGACAACATGGAGACGCTGAAGGGTCGCCGGGTCCGGTTCGTCGCCAACGTCGAACTGGGCAAGGACCAGGACCCGTCGTTCGGCGTGGCGAAGCGCCCGCGCAAGGCGACCCTGATCGACGCCTGACCGCCCCCGCCCAGCGGCCCCCGGCGCACCGCCGGGGGCCGCTCCCCTTGGCCCCTGGCCAGAATTCATCCCACGGAAGGTGGACAGCATGAACACGACGTCACAGCAGGCCCCCGCGCTGGCCTGGGAGCGCCGTTCGGACTGCGACGACTTTGCGCAAGGACATGTGCACTGCGTCCACGGCCACCTGCGCGACTGCCCCGACCCGGGCACGTGCGAAATCGTCCTGTCGCCGTACCATCCACGCCTCCAGGCGTAGGCCGACCAGTAGCCCGGCCCCCGGCATCCCGCCGGGGGCCGTTCGCGTGTCCACGCTCCCCCATTTAGTGTCTGCCGCGATACCGTGACGGCGCCCACCCCGCAGGCGGGCGCACATCCGTTACGACCGAGAGAGACCGCCGATGGCTGCCCAAGCCGCAGTGCCAGACGAAGCCGACATCACCGCCATCATGAACTTCAAGGGCGGAGTGGGGAAAACCTTCCTCCTCCAACTCCTGCTCGCCGCCCTGGCGAAACGCCAGCGCAACGGCAAGCCGCGCAGGCTGCTCGCCGTGGACCTGGACCCGCAGGCCAACCTGACCCGCCGCCTCGGCATCGCCGCCGCCGACATGGCGGCCAGGCTTTCGGTCGCGGAGGTGTTCCGCGATATCGACACCAACCCCGACCTGATCAAGCAGGCGATTCTGCCGTGTCAGTGGGAGGAGGACTTCGCCGACAACATCGACGTCCTGCCCAGCCGGATCGAGCTGGGCCGCTTCGCCGAGGGCGGCGCCGGGAGCTGGTTGCGACTGAGGCGGGCGCTGACCGTCGTCGCGGGCGACTACACCGACATCCTGATTGACACGCCGCCGGGCCTGGCCGGGCTTGGCCAGAACGCGTTGTGCGCCGGTGGGCGTCGTGGGCGCGTCCTGTTCGTGACGTGGCCGGAGACGGACAGCATCAACGGCGTACGCAAGATCATCAATTTCATGAACAACCCGAATGAGGGGAAGGCTATCGGCGCCGCCTCCGAGGTCATGGGCGTGGTGACGAACTTCCGGCACCACAACGCCAAGACGCACAAGACGCGGGCGGAGGAGGTCGTGAACGTCTGGGGGCCGCTCGCCTGGCAGCCGAACGTGCCGCAGACGATCCGCATCCAGGAGTCGGCGTCCGAGTTCGCCGAGCCGCCGCAGAAAGCGGGCGGCGACATCGTCAGTGTTGCCGAGGCGCTGGGCGACCGCTACGTGAAGGCGGTGGCGTAGTGGCCGCCCGCCGGGAGCTGCCGCCGACGGATGCCGCCAAGGAGGCGCTCATCGCGCACGGCGCCGTCCAGACCGGGGAGGAGGCCGCGCCCGCGCCGGAGACCGACGCGGCTGAGACCGCCGCTGACGCCTCAGCGGACGGCCGGGTGTCGGAAGGGCTGCAGGAGCCAGCGAAGAGCCGTCAGCGGGCCCCACAGCGCCGCCCAGGCGGCCCTGTGGTCAAGCCTGCCCCGCCACCCGTCGAACCCGACCCGATCGCGCCGGACGACGAGCCGGATCTCCCCGTGCTGACGCGGGAGCAGGAAGCGCGCTGGGAGCTGTGGCTACAGTCGGCGGCCGGGAAGGCGCGCAAGACCCGGGAGGCGGCGGCGGACGCGCTGGCCGCGTTCGAGGCGACGGTCGTGGAGGCGCGCGCCGCTGGGGTGAGCGAGTGGTCCGTTCAGGCGGCTGCGCTACGCGGCCGTCTGGAGGCGCCACCGCTACCGGAGGCGTAACCGGACCGGGGAGCCCCCGCCGAAGAATCGGCGGGGGCTTTCGCGTGTCCTCTGGACAACCCGGCAGGGGAGGCGTATACGCGGACGCGCGCCCTGGCGCGGGTGCGGGCGCGCGTCCGATCCAACGCTAGCGCACGATGCTAAATGGATGTACGCTCGGTGGGATTGCCGGGAGAGCGACCCCGGCCCCACCCACAGGAGTACCGGCATGCACACCACAACCTTTGCGAGCCCGCGATGATGGGGAGAGCGCACGCGCTTTCCGGCGTAGCCCTCTGCCTGGCCCTGATTGCCGCCGCCTTGCTCACGGCCGTCTACAGCGTGCCTACGTCGATGGCCCTGTTCCTGGCGGCTATCTGCGGCGGCGCTGCGGTCCTGCCCGACATCGACCACCCCGACGCCACCGTGTCCCAGGTCTTCGGCCCGGCCACCTGGATCCTGTCCAAGGTGGTCAACGGCGTCTCCGGCGGCCACCGCAACGGCACTCACTCCGCGCTCGGCTGCGCCCTGCTCGCCATGGTCGCGTTCGGCGCGACCGCGCTGCACACCGGCAACCCCGACACGGCCATGCAGGGCCTGCTGTGCGGCGGCGTCCTGCTGGTGACCACGTTGCCCGTCCTGTTCCTGGTCGGCCCCACCGATCAGCGCTGCTACAAGTCGGAGTGGGGCGGTCTGGCCGCCGTCTCGTTCATGGTGCTTCTGGGGTTGGCCGCCGTGGTCGCGTCGCTGGCTTTCGGCCGGATCGTTGGCACCGTCGTGCTCGGCGTCCTGCTCCTGCTGGCCCTGTCGGCGCTGGCCCGCGCCATGCGCATCCCCGGCAAGTGGGATGAAGCCGCCGCAGCCGTAGCTGCCTATCTGGCGGTGGCGCCGGACCCGTACCGGTTCCACCTGCCTGCCATGGACTTGGCGTTGGTGCCGTGGGCGTTGACGGTTGGCGCGGTCATCCACTGCTGGGGCGACGCGATCACCAAGGGCGGTGTTCCGTGGGCGTGGCCGCTCACCCAGGCCGATGTCGGTCTCAAGTGGATTGTGACCAACGGCCCCACCGAGCGCAGGGTGCTCGTCCCGCTGTTCGTAGTCGCCATCGGCTGCGGTATCGCCGTCCTGGTGAACCCGGCCGTCGGCTTCCTGTGCGGGCTGAGCCTGGCCTGGCTGATCGCACAGGCATCGGATGGCAGGAAGAAGTCCAGCGGGAAGCGGAAGGCCGGAGGCAAGCGTCCGGCGCGCAAGCCCGCAGCGAAGAAACCGGCGACGCGGCGGCGTACGACCGCCCGGACAGGAGGGCGATCACGTTGAGGTGTTTTACGTGTTGGCCTGCTCTGAAGCGGTTCGCCGGAACGCCTTGACGTGCCGCTAAATGGGTGTACAGTAGGTTGTGTTGAGAGCGACGGCAATCACAGGAGAAGATCATGATCTGTCAGTGGTGCGAACACGACCGGCCCGACGTCGAGAAAGTCATCGACCCCGTCCCCGCCGACAACGGCGAGTCCGTCGAGGTGAAGATCTGTGGCCCCTGCTACAAAGATCGCTGCTACGAACTCTGACCCACCCAGCCCCGTCCCTGTAGAGGGCGCCGGTTCACGACCGACGGGGGCACGTTCGAGCGACAACGTCAGGAGAAGATCATGATGGATCACGTTGCGGCCACCTGGAAGTGGTTCGTCGCCAACGCCTCCACGCCGGGCCGGTGGGGTTACACGTCCCTGGAGCCCGCCGAGCGCGAGCACCTGACCCGGTGCGGGGTTGACCGGGAGTACTCGTGGCTGCCGGAGATCGGCACGATCGACGACTACGGCAACAGCATCAACCCGAACGTCACCACCCCCGCCATCAAGGCCGACGTCTGGCGCTGCAACTGCGGCCAGATGGGCAGCGACCATCTGAAGGTGGCCAAGTCCCTGGAGCTGTTCGTTCCCGGTCCCCGGTCGCTCGGCGACATCATCGCGGAGGTCGTCAAGGCGGGTGAGCAGGACGAGCAGCCGAAGGCGGCCTCCGGCGAGTCGTTCACGGCACAGCAGATCGCCGACTACATCGTCAACCCGACCACGCTTAACCACATCGTGGAGACCGGCTCCGATGACGACGGCAGGTGCCGCGCCAGTGCGCTGCGCAGGGCGGCCCGGGAGGAGGGCCTGAACGCCGACGTGAAGCGGCGTCGCCTGTTCGGCGAGGAGTACTGGATGGTCGAGATTCGCGGCAACGCCTCGGCTGTGGCCCGGATCGTCCTGGCCTACGAGCGGGCCAATCCCGCCAACTGATTCACCAGCCCCGACCGTAGTCGGCTCCCGGTTCGCGACCGGGCGGGGCACGCAAGAGCGACAACCACAGGAGGAAATCATGGTCGTGAAGCGTCAACTTTGGGTCACCACAGACGGCATCTACCTCGGAAGATCCGCGTCCACCTGCGACGACCACGTCAACGAATGGCTACTGTCGGGCGTTCGCGACGGCGAAACGGTACGGGCCTGCGCCGTATGCGACCCGACCGTCATCCGGCTTCAATAGCTTCACCAGCCCCGGCGATCGGCGGCCTCCCGGTTCGAGTCCGGGCGGGGCACGCGAGAGAGCGACATCGCACAGAGAGGGGAGCATCCATGAGAGTCAAGAAGGTCATCACGTACGTTGCCGTCCTATTCGTTATCTTCTACCTGTTCACTAGGCCGACCAGCGCCGCCGACGCGGTCAACGGAGCCATCAACGGCGTCACAACCGGAGCGAACCAGCTCGCCGTGTTCTTCACCCACATCCTGACGTAACACCCCCAGCCTCCGCCCGTAGGACGGCGCCCGGCTCGCGGCCGGACGGGGGCACGCAAGAGCGACAGCACAAAGGAGGAGAGTCCAGATGCGAGCTGAAATGTTCTGGCACCTGCCCATCGACAGGGTCAACACGGCGGAAGAGCCAACACCCGACGGGCCGAAAGACCTGCACGACAACTCCAAGGAGGGCGATCGTGAGTCGTGAAGTGCGGCGTGTCCCGCTGGATTTCGCCTGGCCACTCAAAAAGGTGTGGGAGGGCTATCTGATGCCCGACCGGCTGCAAGGGGCGGAGTGCCACCACTGCGGCGCCTCCGGGTTTGGACCGGAGGCCCGCTACCTGTACGACAACTTCTACGAGCACAGCTCCCACCGCCGGGTGCCGACGTTCGCCAGCGGCTGGGTGCCGCCCTCATGGGCCCGCCAGATCGGCTGGAACGCCGACATCACCGACGAGGAGGTGGACTTCCTCCAGTCCAAGAAGCGCCTGTGCGAGTTCAACCGGGAGACACGGGAGTGGGAGGCGCGAACCGTCACCGCGAACGAGGTCAACGAGGCCAACCGGCGCGGCGGCTTCCTGCACCCCTACGGCCACGACGGCGTCAACCACTGCCTGCTGACGCAGTTCCGGGCAGACAAGGCGGGCGTGCCCCTGCTGTGCGGCCCCTGCGGCGGCCACGGCAGCGTGGAGAAGTATCCGGGGCAGCGCGCCGACGCCGAAGCCTGGAAGGCGACCGACCCGCCGACGGGGGAGGGCTGGCAGTTCTGGGAGACCGTCTCAGAAGGCTCGCCGGTGTCGCCGGTGTTCGCCACAGCCGACGATCTGGTCACGTGGCTGGTCGAGTACAAGGACTACCGGCTGTCGGCCGCCCAGCAGATCGTCTCCGACGGTTACACGGTCGGCTCCTTCATGATGATCCCGATGGAGGGCAAGCCGGTCATGCTCGACTCTGCCCGCGACTCCGACATCATCGACGCCATCAACCAGGAGGACTGAGACCGATGGGTTGCCACACCGAGTTCGAAGGCTATGTAGCCGTCTCTCCGCCGCTGAACGCGGCGGAGGTGGCCTACCTGACCCGCTTCAACGGTTCGCGCCGCTGGGACCGTCTCACGGGCCCGTACGACACCAACGACGCCGGGTATTACACCAGCGGGAACAATGTCCGCCGCGCCACGCCTCCCCCCGACCAGCCTGGTCTGTGGTGCCCGTGGACGCCGACCCCGGACGGCACCGCTCTCGCCTGGGACGGCTGCGAAAAGCCGTATGCGGCGGTGGAGTGGATGGACCTGCTGATTCACCACTTCCTGCGGGAGGAGGCCGTTGTCTCCCAGCCGCTTCCGGATGGCTGGGTCCGGCCGTGCGAGTTCGATCAGTTCACCTTCAACCACAGCCTCACCGGCGGCTTTCACGCTCAGGTGGCCGCGAAGGGCGACGCCTGGACGCTGTTGGTGCGTGACAACGTGGTCACGCATGTGAATGGGCACGTGCCGCTGCTTCCCGTCCCGGGCGACCAGGGCGGCCCGGCATGGCGTGAGGCTGAGGCGCGGACGGCGGCGCAGGAGCAGATACTGGCACCGGCCCGTCAGGCGATGGACGGGCTGCGCTGCGACTACCCGGAGATGGACCCGCAGCAGATGTTGGATGTGGTCCTGTCCGCGCTGATCTCAGCCGGGTACACCGTCACCGCTCCAGACGGGGAAACGCAGGTCGAGACTCCTTCCTAAAACTTGACTACACGCTAAATGCCTGTACAATGGGAGGGTAGGGAAAGTTCAGCGGAACCCCCCCGGGATGAGCGACTCCGGGACTCCCCCAAGGAGAGAACATGGCAATAGACAGGACCGTCCCCTCGCAGGCCCCCTACGCATTCCGCACCAAGGTCATCGAGATGGTGTCGGAGAGCGACCCGCGCCGGACCTACAACGTCACGCTGCCTGACTGCGACTGCCCCGACTGGCGTTACCGCAAGGCCGGGACGAAGGACCTGTGCAAGCACCTGGACGCGGCCATCAGCTCCGGTCTCGGCGGCTGGATCGACCCCGCAGCTACGGACGCGGCGGCATGAACCGCCGCAAGGTCGATGTTGAGGCGACCAGATCAACCCGGCTCAGCGATCACCTGCGCGACCTCAACGGTGGCCGCCAGCCGGTCATCGTTCAGGAGTACACCTTGGACACGACCGACGGCCGCGTGGCTTTGATCACCGGCCGGGCCTGGCCAAGTTGACGGACCTGGCGCATACGCTGCCCACCAAAGGGAGGACCCCGGCGGTGGGCAGCGGTTTTTACCCCCGCAAAACCCTTGAAGCTAACGCTAAATGATTGTACTTTTGGTGGACAACCGGTGAGGAGCGACACCATGCAGGGAGTCAAAGAACCAACCATGGACTACACCCCCATCCACGAAGCCGTCTCAGCCCTGGCAGGCGTGTGCAACTGGGCCGCCGACTACGACGGCCAAGGCTTCAACAAGCCCGACTCGTGGTTCGGCCACGCCGCCGCATCCATCCCCGCCTCCGACTGGGACGACGACATGGCCATCACCGCACGGGCCATGATCCGCAAGTACAAGAAGCAACTCGCCGGATTCGGCATCGACTGGGACACCCTGCCCGTCCCGCCCGGCGGCGACGACCTCGACGGCCTCAGCGACGCCTTCAAGGAGCGGGCCCGCAACCGGGTGGCAGGCATCCGTGATGCGCAGCGCCGAAAGGCGGAGTCATGGGTGCGCTGTGACGGCGAGGGGGAGCGGGTCGCGATCTCATTCCCGTACAACCCGGCCCTGGTCGCTGAACTGAAAGACTGGCCCCGCAGCGACGGCCGTCATTACAACTGGCCTGACGACCCCCGCAACGTCTTCCCCGACAAGTCCAACGACTTCCCCTTCACCACCCTGCCCAAGGTGATCGACTTCGCAGACCGACACGGCATCGACGTCCCGGCCGAGGTGCGCGCACTGGTAGCGATCTCCCAGATGCGGGCCGACGAATCCGCAGCAACGCCCGCAGAAGCCACGCCGAACGTCTACCTGGACGACACGGGCAAACTCTGCGTCGCCGCCGACTACGACCCGGCGCTGAACGCCGACCTGCGCGACATGAACCGCGACCGGTCCACCTGGGTAAAGGACCGGCACATCCACGTGATCCCGACCGACTCACCGTTCCGACTGCGGGAGATCGTTGAGAAGTTCGAGCTGACCGTCTCCGAAGAGGCCCGCGAAGCGATCGAGAACGAGGCGACCCGGCAGTCCACCAACGCCTACTACGCCACCCAGCCGACAATCAACATCCCCATGCCGGACTTCCCCGGCCTGGCCGCCGACCAGCAGGTCAAGGACGTGCAGTGGGTAGCGATCTGGTGGGCGATGACCCACAAGCGGGTCATCCTCGGCGATGAGATGGGTTTCGGGAAGAGCCTGCAATCGCTGGCCACCCTCGCTGCCGCAGGCGCATACCCGGCCGTCGTGGTGTGCCGCCCCTCACTGGTGGAGAACTGGGCCGACGAGGTCGAAAAGTTCTTCCCCTACCTCAACGTCTACCTCGCTACCGGCCAGGATGCTCAGGTCATCCCTGGTGACACCGACATCGTGGTGATCGGCTCCAACAACCTCGGCTACACCCCGCCGGTGCCGACCTGGACGACCGCCGACGCCAAGAAGGTCAGAACCGACCCGCTGGAGCTGGTCAAGCCGGACCGGGCCCGCCGCGCTGTCGCCTACCTGCTCACCCAGCCCGGCTACGAAACCACTGCCAGGATCGCTGCGGCGGCCACGCGGACGGTGGAGGCCAAGCGCCCCTCCGGCGGTGTGTCGGTCTCCAAGGAGTCGGTGTCACAGCGAACCGTCGAGGCACTCATCTCCGGCGACCGGACGATGACGCAGCGCCAGATCGAAGCGGCTCTGGTCGCGATTGCCCGACACGCCGCCGGAAAGTACGACGCCGTCAAGCGGTTCTCGTGGGTCGAGGCGGTCAACCGGCTCAACCCCAAAGCGTTGATCATCGATGAGGGGCAGGACGTCAAGGAAGCCAGCGCCAACCGGACGCAGGCCGCAGCGATGGTTGCCGAGCCGATCGTGAAGGCCGACGGCTACATCCTCAACCTGTCCGGCACGAGCATCCTGAACTACGTGCGGGAACTGTGCGAGCAGCTGTCCATGATGGGCCTGATCCACTTGTTCGGGGGCCGGAAGAAGTTCCTGTGGCGCTACGCCGTAGACCCTGCCGAGAAGGCGAAGTACCACGAGTACGGTCCCAAGTACACCGGGTCGGACCATTTGGAGGAGCTGCACGACCGGCTGATGGAGTGGGGCATCATGGTGCGCCGCACCGACCCCGCCATCCTGGGCCTGCCCGCGTTCACCGCAGAGACGATCGACGTTGACCCGGCCGAACTGGACCCGGCCGCGATGGCGGAGTATCGCCAGGCGGAGGACGACGTCGTCACCTTCCTGGCCGACCGCGCCCGGAAGATCGCCAAGAAGCTGGGGGTGGATCCCGAGGACGCCGCCGTCGAAGCAGCGATCAAGGCAGAAGGTGCTCAGCACCTGGTCCTGCTCAACACGCTGCGGACGGCGATCGGCAAGGCCAAGCGGCCGGTCGCGATGCGATGGATCGACCGGCAGGTGGCCGCCGGAGAGAAAGTGGTCGTCTCAGCCGACCGGCGCGAAGAGGTCACCGCCTACGCCAAGGCGTACGGCGGTCTGCGGTTGCAGGGCGGCCAGTCGTCGGAGTCCAAGCAGGCCGACAAGAAGCGGTTCCAGACCGACCCAACAGCCAAGGTCATCTCCATAGCCATCAAGGCGGGCGGCACGGGCCACACCCTGCACGCGGACGGCGGCTGCAACCGCATCCTCCAGGTGGAGTTGACGTGGGGGCCCGGCGATGAGGATCAGCTGGCCAAGCGCATCCACCGCATCGGCCAGACCCGGCCCTGCACCGCCTATCGCCTGGTGGCCCGCACGGATGCCGACGGTAACCCGTTGATCGACTCCTACCTTGACGACATGGTCGGAGGTAAGCGGGTCACCCTGGACGCTGTCCTCAACGGCCGGTTCGCCGACCCGGAGGTCGAGGATCAGGCGGAGGCTGAAGTAGTCGGCGACGTCGCCTGGGCCTACACCCGGCGCGGATTCGGTGGCCGTGCCTGACACCCCCATCCGATTCCCCTGGGCGGGCTAGCCAGACCCGCCCCGGGAATCCTGACCGAGAGGAGATCGCGTGGTCAGCGACGGAACGGAACTGATCGACAAAGTGTGTGCCGCTGACGGCTTCACCAGGCGGGAGGATGGTGGAGCGATCATTCTGACCAGCGTCGAGGATGACGCACAGATCAAAATTAGGGGGACGACCAAAAACGGATACATGATCACAAAGGTTGGGTCGCAGGACCCGCCGATCACCTTCGGCGCACAGCTCGGCAACGGGTCGAAGCGGGTCAACGTCGAAGCCCGGCTAGCCCGCTGGGGCATCGAGATCCGCCCCGACCGACTCCAGAAACAAGCCAGACAGGCCCGGCGACAGGTCGCCGACGAAACATCGGCGGCGAGCGAACAGCTGCCAGAGGCCACCCCCACAACAACGAACCAATCCCCCGAGGTAGACATGACAAAAGCCGCCGACGAAATCCTCTCCGACACCTCCTACTCCATGGACCTGATCACCGCCGCCGTTCTCGAACTTGCCAGGGCAGCCGACGTCCCCCCGGTCCAAGAACGGGGCGTCACCGTCTACGACTGGTCCGGAGACCTGTACGACGTGCTACGCAGCCTGTGGCCGGACCTCCCGGTTCAGCCGGATGCCGACGACTTGAAGCGGCTGTATGTCCAGCTCATCCCTGAGATGCGCCGCACCGGCGCGCTACGAAAGCAGATTTCCGCCCCCACTGCCCGCAAGGGCGGCAAGGATGTGTGGCGTGTCCGGGACGACGGCAGAAGAGCAGTGGCCGAACCGGTCGTCATGACTGCGCCATCTCCGAAGGAAGTCCCCATGAGCGCCACCACTACCCCGACCCTCGCACCGCTGGTCGCGGCGTCAATCCCCCCGGAGCCCGCCACCGTACCGGAGGAGACTCCCGCAGCTGTGAAGCTCTACCCGTGCCCCACCACCGGATGCGCGTTCGTCGATCCTGTCGAGCACGCCACCCAGGCGCATATCAACAAGTTCAACTCCCGCCCCGAAGAGCACCCCGTCGGAGTGCCGGGCCTGCCCTGCCCGGAAGGCTGCGGCGCGGTCCGCCTGACCACCTACGCCTACCGCAAGCACCTAGTGCGGGACCATCCGGACAAGTACAAGAACAGCGACGTCATGTGTCAGAAGTTGGACTGCCTGCAATGGTTCGACGGTACGCCGAAGTACCGCACCCACCTGAAGGAAGTCCACCCCGAGGCACTGCGCCGCACGCACGCCGACGAGCCGACTCCGGTAAAGGAGGACGCGCCTCCGACGGCTGCTGTGACACCCGCCACTCCGAAACCGACCAAGGCCAAGACGGTGGCGGTTCCCGCCCCGGCCGCCATCGTCAACGGTGCCGCACCGACCGGCGCGGACGAGACACCGGCCGAAGCCGCCTTCCGGATGATGACCGAGTACCCGGCCATGAAGGAGCGCCTGACCTACCTGGAGGCGCGCAACGAGGAGCTGGAGCACGACATCAAGGAGAAGGACAGGGCACTGCGCTCCTTCAAGAAGAAGCTGGACGCCTTCTTCGAATGAAGGTGTCCCACGCCACACCGGGAACCCGTACTAATACGGGTTCCCGGTGCCCTATCAGGTCTGTAATGACGTTCAACGAGCGACACGTCATCAGGAGGAAATCATGAACCATGACCGTGCCATCCGCTTCGCCGTCCTGGCCATCGCCGCCCGCGTCGGCCACCTGCTCGGCGACTACGGCCCCCAGACCGACCACGACGCCACACATAAGGCGGCGCCCGGCTACAACATCGACCCGAAGACGGGGCAGGACAACGGCACGCCCAATCGGGAGACGTGGAAGGCGAACCAGCGCCACTGCGCCACCTACCACGCGGCCCTCATCGCCACCGTGGCGGCGGTAGCCGCGACGACCGGCGTCCGGGTCCGGCCCGGCCGCGCCGCCGCTGCTGTGGCGTTCTCGTGGGCGTCCCACGCCGTCATAGACCGGCGCTGGCCGGTCAAGCGGTTCATGGAGGCGACCGGGTCCGGCGACTGGTACGACGACGGCAAGACGCTGGTGGACCAGATGCTGCATGAGGTGTGCATTCTGGCGGCTGCTGGCATCGCTTCCGGATAACCCTTGCCGTACGCGCTAAATGGATGTACCGTTGGTTGTGTTCGGAGCGACAAGCAACAGGAGTCGGAGGACCGCTGACATGAACTACACCCACGGCATCCCGGGCCAGATCCTCAAGAGCCAGTTCCACAGCCCTAACGGCGGAATCAGCGCCACCTACTGGGACGTCACCATCGTCGGACCCGACGTGGACGCCCTGAAGCTGACGAACGGCGCGGCACTGCGTCCGGTCCGCCCGGACGCCCCCGCCGTCATCGTGGCCGGAATCGGCTACGGCCCGACCCTGCGCCCGCTGGCCGAGCCGGACAGCAGGACTCACACGCCGTACATGCCCGGTGGCGCCTGGGTCGTAATGGGCGGCGGAAGCCTGTACGAGGACGCCTGGATCAGCCTGTTCGGCACCCGGGGCCCCGTTCAGCTGCACGACCGCAGCGAAACCTGGGGGCTGAACAACCTCCTGAGCGACTGAGCACGACCAGCCCCGACCGTAGTCGGCTCCCGGTTCATGACCGGGCGGGGCACTCCAGAGCGACAACAACCACAGGAGTAGCCAGATGACCGCCAACCGCTTCAACATCGACACACTCGACACCCCTGCTACCCGCGCCCTGGCCGAAGCCAAGGACGTCCTCCTGGACGCCGTCGCCACCCGAACGCGGGAGGCGTACGAGGCGGCCGAGGAGATGACCGTGGCCGAACTCAAGGAGTTCGTGGGCAAGCCGGTCAACGCCAAGCCCGCCACCAAGGCCGACTGGGTCGAGCTGTACATCAATCAGGAGTCGAAGAAGACCGCCGCCGCCCAGACGCTCAAGCAGCTCCAGAAGGAGGCGCAGCGGGACCGGCACCTGGCCGAGAAGCTAAACGACTTCCTCGACGCCTCCGACACGGCCGACAAGGAGCTGCGGGAACTGGCCAACGACTCCAACGGCAGGGCTCTGTACGCCGTGATGCGCTGGCAGGTCGACTCCATCGCCATCGCGCAACTGACCGCCAGTCGGGCGATCCGGGTTCTCCGCGCCGTACAGAAGGGCGACGACCTGCGTGACGCCGTCCTGGCGGCCCTCGCCGAAGCCATGGAGACGCTGTTCGAGTTCCCTTCGGCGGTCTTGGCCAACGGGCTGTCCAGCATGCTGAAGGCCGACTATCTGCTGGAGGCGGCGGCGGCGGAGCGGTTCCGCAGCGCTCTGGTGATGTCCCTGGACCGGAGCATGCCGATCACCGTGGACATGATCAAGCCGTAGTGCGTCAGCCCCGCTCCTCTTCGGGGGGCGCCGGTTCGTGACCAGGCGGGGCGCGAACGACACGAATAACAGCCTTGACGTACGCGCTAAATGGATGTATCGCTGGTTGTGTTCGGAGCGACAATCACAGGAGAAACAGATGACCGCCACCCGGTTCGACACCGACAACATGAACACCCCCGCCACCCGCGCCCTGGCCGAAGCTGAGCCCATCCTGGAGCCGCGCATCGCCAAGTTTGCCGACGAACTGCGCGAGAAGGCCAACGGGATGACCATCGCGGAACTTCGCGACCTCGTCACTCTGTCCCAGTACGACGCCAAGCCCGCCACCAAGGCCGACTGGGTCGAGAGGTTCGTCAAGCAGGAAGTGGCGAAAACCTCCTCCGCCAAGTCCTTGGCCGAGAAGCGAGACGCCGTCTCCAACGACCGCCGCATCATGATGGCGCTCAACGAGTTCATGAACGACGCCGACAAGGCCCGCGAGGAGATCGCCAACCTGTCCAGCATTCACGTTTCCAGCCAGGCACGCCACCTTCGGTCCGCGCACATCGCCATCCACCTCGGCGACATCGCCGCCGACATTCTCCAGGGCGTCACCGAGCACGACGCCGACCTGGGCGACCTGACCCGCAAGACTGTCATCGCCGCCATCCGGATCGTTCTCCGCAGCCTCGGTGGCGGCCTTCGAAGCGAGGAAGAGATCGCCGCGAACGACCGGTTCCGCGACCGCATGATCTACCGGATGCCGGAGTTCGCGATCAGCAGCAACGACCTGGCCTGACCGCCACCGGCCTCCAGATCGAACGGCCCCCGCCACTCCCCGGCGGGGGCCGTTCCCATTCTTGACCACACGCTAAATGACTGACACAATGGTTGTGTTTGATACCCACGAATCTAGGACCGCCGTAGGCGAGTCCCACCATCCCCGGCCGTCGTCTCGGTGAGCGACCTGCGACCCGGCCAGTCAGGAGATCAACATGAAGGAGTACGTCGGCCTCTACCTGAGGCTTGCCTTCCCGTTCCTGTTCAAGACCTACACGATCGTCATCTCCAAGGACGTCACCCACGGTCAGCCCGACGGCGAACTGTTCGTCGGCGACCAGACCCTCACCCTGCTCGACGACAGCGGTGACCGGCTCAAGCGCCTCGCCCTCAAGTACGACCGCGTCACCGGCTTGGCACCCACCCTCCTGCGCTGGTACGAGTGGAAGCGCGCCTACCGGCACGACGAGTGGACAGCGGTCTCCCGGCCGTTCGGCCGGACCGACGCGCTCCGCCTCCACATGATCGTGCCGTTCCACGAGCGGGCGCGTGTCGCGTGAACCGCCGCCTCGCCATCATGGCGTTCTGGATCGCCCTGTCCGCCGCGCCGTTCACCCCGTTCGTCATCCTGTGGCTGGCCACCGGCTGCACCTCCACTGTGCTGCTATAAGCGCTCTGATCCTGGCCGCCGCCGTCGTCGCCATCGCCGTACTGCGCCACCTGGCCGCGAGCAGCCTGCGCTGAGGCCGCGACAGTAACCCCGCCATCCGGCACCATCCCCCGGGGGCTTCGGCCCCCGGAGGGCATGAGAGGAGCCCGCCCATGTCCCTGCACTACCCGATGCTCGGCATGCTGCCCCCGTCGTACCAGCCGAAAGGTCCGGCGCTGGTGTTCGCCGACACCGAGACCGGCGGCAGACGCGGCGGCCTGCGCCTGCCGTTCCTGCTCGACGGCCGCCGCATCTGGGACATCGCCCTATGCCGCCGCAACCCCGACGGCTCCGAAGAGTGGTTGCAGGCGTTCGTCCGACTGGAGGACCTGCCGTTCAACCTGGACGACCCCGAACAGCTCGCCCTGATGAACCGCTACGGCCGCTTCGACGAGCGGCACCCGCAACGCAACGGCGCCTACGACCCGGTGGCGGTGGAGGCGGCACTGGCCGCAGACGTCGCTTACATGTTCCGGCCGACATCCGGCCTGACCGGCATGGACGCCAAGCCTGTCCTGATCGGCTGCGTCCCCGGATTCGAAGACCTGGGTATCGGCGATCTGCTGCGCCGCCACGGCCTGATCGACTCCGAACCGCCGTGGCATCACCACATCTTCGACGCTGAGACCGCCGCCGCCGCCCGGCTCGGCATCCGGCCGCACTGGTACTCCAAGGACCTGTCCCGCGCCCTGGGTGTGGACCCTGGCGCCTACGACGCCCATACGGCACGCGGCGATGTGGAGTGGGCGATGGCCCTGTACGACATGGCCTACGCGCCCCGCTGGGTCATCTGGGCGGCCCGCGCCGGACTGTGGTGGCGCCACATGCGCAGCGCGGCGAGCGGCCCGCAGGCGACCGCACAGCGCCGGGAAGCGGCATGAGCAGGCCGTGGCGGCGGCTGGCCATCGCCGGATCCGTCGGATGGCCTCAGGGTCCAGCGTGGCATGCGGTCGTCACCGACGAACTGTCGGACTACCTGCTGCGCATGCCGGAGAACTCCACCCTGTACGTGCGGCACGGCGACGCCGACGAGGGCCCCGACGCCATCGCGCACCGCTGGGCATCTTCGCCCCGCAGCGCGCTGGTCGCGCACATGCAGGGCCAGGCGGGTCCCGCTATCCCGAATCGCGCCGACGTCGAGATCATCGAGGAGCGGTTGCCCGCCGACTGGGCCGCCTGCAACCCGCACTGCAAAGAGTTCAAGGCCGACGGTTCGCCGCACCGGCGACCCAACCCCGGCTACCCGGACCATCCGCGCCGGGGCCACCTGCCCGACTACTGCCCATCGGCCGGGCATTGGCGTAACCCGAACGTGGTCGGCTACCTGTACGACGGCCCGCCGAACAGGTGCGAACGCAAGCACTACACGCCGATCCCGGACGCCCGCGTCTCCCTGCTGATGGCGTGGAACTACAACAACAGCCCTGGCACCTCGGCGACGGTGCGGCACGCCATCACGATGGGTGTGCCGTACCGCGTCTGGGGTGCCTTCGGATAGATCGGAGAAACCTTGATGAGCGACTCGATTCTCGGCCGCAATCCCGACGCTTCCGCCAAGGAGTTGGCCGTCCTGTTCACTGCCCGCTCCGCCGAGTCGAAGGGCGGCGTCCGTTACATCACCGACAAGCAGGTCAATAGCTGGTACATCCACCGTGACAGGACCGGCATGCCGGAGCCTTGCCGGGTTCGGCAGGGTTACGGCCCGACCTGCCGGGTGTGGAACGTGGAGCAGGCGTGGGAGTGGTTCAAGAACTACGAACCGGCCAAGGGCGGGGCGCCGAAGGGCAACCAGAATGCCCTCCGGCATGGCCGGTTCGTCGGGTTGCGTGCGGAGCGGGAGGCGCGTGCGGCGGCCCGGAACGCCGCGTAGATCCGCCATCAGCACACCTTGACGTAACGCTAAATGGGTGTACAGTAGGTTGTGTTGAGAGCGACAACCAACAGGAGAAACGAAATGGCCGTCAAGTTCGACACCGCCGACATCATCAGAACCGTCCGCGCCGCCGGATACGCCGTGCCGCGAGATGTCCTCGTCAGTTGGAGCAGCACGGAGATCAAGGTCCTTGCCATCCACGCCACAACTCTGGTCGCCGTCCACACGGCGACGCAGATCGCCAAGACACTCGACGACGCCGGTTATGTGATCGAGGACCCCTACGGCACCACGTACGTCATGGTCACCGGTCTCAAGGCCGACCTTGAAGGCGGGGAGTAAGTCATGGCCAACCGCCGCACCAAGTACCAGAACAGCCACTACCCGAAGTCCACCGTCGAAGTGAAGTGCACCAACCTCAAGCTGAACGACCGCAGCCACTGCACCACCTGCGACCGATGGATCAAGCGGCGCGTCCCGCACAACCCGCGCGTCACCGGTTCACTCGGCTGGATCGAGAAGTACGCCGACGGCAGCACCTTCACGGTGGCGCCCGGCGAATACGTCAAGCGGCCGTAGCCGCAGCCTCCGCCCGCATCGGCGGCGCCGGTTCGCGACCGACGGGGGCGCGCAAGAGCGACAACCTAGGAGAAGATCATGGCTGTTACCCGTGAACAGGCAGAGGCCGTCCTCGCCGCCGTCCGAGCCACGCACCCCGCCTACCTCACCGACACACGCAGTCCCGAACTGATCGAGAACTGGGACTGGCTAGAGTCGGCCCCCACCCGCTGGGCGATCGTGTGGGAGGAAGGCCCGGACGACTGGTCTATCCGATTCGACCTCGACGACGCCAAGGCCCGCGTCAACGGCATCCACGCTGCGAACCTGGACGGCATCTGGATCGAGCCGGTCACCTACTGGTCAATCAGCGTTTGCCCCCTGCACTACCTCAACCAGGCGGACGCCTGATGCGTCCCGCCGACAACGCCCGGGTCTGGCGCAAAGGTCTGCGCCAGACCCGGCGCGGTGTGCCGACCGGCCGCCGCCGCCCCTACCCCCGGCAGGAGGGTGAGTCATGACCTACACCCTGCACGTGGTCACGTGGCCCGGCCTGGACACCTTCATGGTGGGCGAGCCCGGCCGCGACTACATGGACTGCTACCGGCGCTGCCAGCTCATCGTCGCAGCCCTGCACGGCGGCGAACTGCCGCACATCCGCTGCACCAGCATCAAGCCTGGGCTCGGTGAGGCGCCGCTGTATCGCGGCCTGCTGCCCGGCGACGTCTTCCCGTCCGGCGTGGCCGCCGTGGCGGCGTGCGCCGCTGACGTGGACGTACAGCGCCCGGACGACGCCGATGCGGCGCCCGGACGACGCCGATGCGGCGGAGGCGTGGTTCGCCTTCGCGGAGCTGTCCCTGGTGCGCTGTGGCGTGCTGGAAGAGCTGGACGGTGGGCGTCTGCGTGTGCGGAAGATGCCTGCACGGAACGACCTGCCCCGGCTGGTCGTTGACGAGGTGGGCGAAGTTCTGAAGGGAATCGGCTCAACGAGCTTGCGCTAGCCGCTAAATGACTGTACGTTCTGAGTTAACACAACAGACGGGGATCCACCGGGTTGAGCGACACCGGCCCCCTGACCACAGGAGTCTTAGATGCACCGCGACATGGACGACGAGTACCCGACCATCGAGCCCGACCCGCGCTACACCCCGGTCGGCAACCGCCACCGGCGTGCCCAGCGAGGCAACCGGACCAACGTCCGGCACCGCGCCATCCGCGTCTCCCAGAGCGGCCGATAGGTAGAGCTGGCCCCCTGGCCGTGCCCTCGCGGGCCCCCAACCACATCCCCGCCCGCGAGTGCACCTCAGGTAGCCAGGCCACTCCCGGCCCCGGCGCTGATGAGAGGAACGCCATGAAAACCCTCCCCCTGGCAGTAGCCGCCGCCACCGCCATCGCGGCCCTGACCGCCTGCGGCTCCAGCCCCACCTACGTACTTCAGCAGTGCACGGCGACCTACCCCGACGGTTCCGTCCAGGTCGTACCCGATGACTACTGCGTGGATCATGCCAACTGGTACTACGGCGGCGTCTACTATCCGCCAGTCTGGTACTACGGCGGCTCCACCTACCGCACTGGCAACCGCTGGTACGTGCGCGGCGGCGCAACGCACCGCCCCGTCAACGTCCTGACCACGGTTCGTGATCCCCGCTACGGCGGCAGCGCTCGCGCCCAAGGCGCGGCCCGCTCCTACAACGAGGCGGTGCGCAAGACGCTCGGCATCGCCCCGACCTACCAGGCCAAGCCCGGCTACGGCGGGAGCGTCAAGTCCGGCGACGACCGGCGGCAGCCCAAGTCCGGCAGCACCGGCACCTTCCGTTCCAGCACCACCCGCAAGTAGTACCGGCCACCAGGCCGCGTCACCAACCCCGCGTGGTGGCGCCCCCGGTAGCCGGTCCCGCCCGGGACCGACACCCGAAAAGATCGGAAAGGAGTCGCCATGTCGCTTGGTCGTATCGTCGGCGTCATCGTCTGGTGGCTGTGGATCCCCGCCGTCTACTTCATCATCACCGGATTCCTGGCCCTCTTCGGACACGGCCTCGGAGAAGCCCGCCAGTCCCTCTCCCTGGCTGTCCAGGAGTGGCTGCTGCCCGGCGGCCTGTTCGATGTCGGCTCCTACACGCCGCTGGCCTGGATCTACGTCATCGTCGGCATGATCGGCACGGCGGTCATCATGCTCACCAGCGAGTATCGACCCTCCGTCGGGGACAATTCCGTGGGAGTGCTCGCCGCTATCCTGGCGCTGGTCTGCCTGGCCCCGATGGTGGCCGCGTTCTGGGACAACGACAAGGACGACGGCCGCTACTACTCCTCCGCCACCGTCTACCACCTGCCGACCAAGACGCCCCCCTCCACGGCGCCGCTGTTCAAGACGGCCGACGACAAGCCCGCCACGATGACCAAGGCGGCCAACGGCTGCCAATACGGCGTGCACGACGTCAAGGCGTGCATCAAGGTGTCCGACACCCCGTTCGTGCCCGACTGGGAGGGCCGTACCGCCTCCCTCAACGGCGCCCTCAAGGCGATCGGCAAGGCCGCCTCGACGGTGCAACGGGTGGACGTCATGGAGGAGTCGGCCACCTACCTGCCCGGCAAGGACGCCGACACCGGCGTGTGGACCACCATCCTGGACGGCTCCGAGCGGATCCAGCCGATCTCCGGCGTGGCCGAGTGGGACGGCAAGGCGCAGGCCGCCCAGGTGTGCCCGTTCCGCGACGGCTACAAGTTCAACCGCGCCTTCAACGGCGACAGGATGAACGACCTGGAGAACTACGTCACCGAGTACTACCCGCAGCTGCTGTTCGAGCGCAGCGACGTGTGGGGCTACTGCGCCGGTGACCCCAAGGCGCCGGTTGCCGACCGCTACCCGGTGATCGTCATCCCGGTGCAGCAGGCCGTACCGTTCGAGGTGCAGACGGTCCGCGTCCCGGCCGGTGTCCTGGTGCTGAAGGGCTCCACATCCGGAACCCCCGACATCACGTGGAAGCCGAACGTCAAGGCGGGCGAGTTCCCCGGCCCGGTCTACCCGCTGTCGATCGTCACCGACCAGCGGGAGGCGACCGAATGGACCGCCGGACGCCGCTACATGAACCTTGCCAGCTTCGGTTTCGAGCCTGCCACCGATGAGGTTCAGGCGGGCAACACCTCGGAGTTCCTTCTGCGTGACCGCAAGACCCGGCGGCTGTGGTTCGTCACCCCGGCCACGCCGAACGGCTCAAAGTCGCAGTCGATCATCGCCTACACGATGATCCCGGCCGACCGGGTGACCAGCGGCACCCTGAACCCGCTCGACATCCACGTCTTCGGCGCCGACCACAACCCCGTCAACTTCAACGACATGCTGTCCGACGCCGTCAACTACCTGGCCATTTCCCGCGACTACTCCACGCTGGTCCCCTCGGGGTTGAAGCTCACGGAGTTCACGCCGTTGACGGAGACGAAGTGGCGACTGTTCGGCGAGGTGCGCGGTGTCACCAAGCTGTACATGGACGTCACCTACGGGCAGGCGTCAGCCACCTCTGTCGTCACCCTGGACGCCGCCACACAGCCGCCCACGACGCAGACCAACGTCAACGCCACCACCCAGGCGACGGCGTCCGGCTGCACCAATGATCCGGCCAAGATGCAGGAGAAGGCGCTGGTGGACTGCGCCGCCGTCTACCTGGATGAGTACCGGCGGCGGGCCACCACACCGAAGTCATAGCCATTTAGCGCCCATCTCAAGGGCCGGACCCCCTACTGTCGGGGGCCCGGCCCTTGATGATAGAAAGGATCAAGTGGCTGTTCGCGGCCACGCAACCTGCCGGTTCCCGGGTGGCCGCGAGGCTGTCCGGGTACAACGATTTTGTGAGTGTCGCCGTGGTCACAGTGAGCAGCACGGAGATCCGCCATCTGGTAAGACACTTCCTGGATCTGGAGTTGGTGTCGGCAGATGAGCCCGTCGCCGACGGGCTGCCCGGCGTGCCAAGCCGCGCAAGCAGGGCCCTGGATCGAGGGCTGCGTGCGCACGTCCTGCTCCGTGACGCTGTCACCCACAACCCCAAGATCGGAGATCTCTTGGAGATGGCCGACGCCGACCTGCTGGCCCTGCCCGGTGTCGCCTCCGGAACGCTGGAGCAGATCCGCGCCGCCCTCGTGGCCGCCCTCGCGGCCGAAGAGCGGGGGCGGAAGGCGGGGGCGCAGGCCACATGGGAGGCGCTGGGGCCGAACCACACCACCCCGCTGGTCGGCAAGCTCGTCGATGTGTCGAATCCGTGCCGGGAGGGGCGGCACTACCGCTGTTCGGGGAAGATAGCCCTTCAGCAGCTGCGTCGCGGGAAGCGCTACACCCGCTGTAAGTGCCCGTTCTGCCAGCACCCGAAGATCCGGACGATGCCGTTGAAGCAGTAGGACGCGCCGAAAAGGTGCACGATCCCGAGACCTTCCCGCGTAACGAGGCGTATCGTCATGCGAACGCTAAGTGGCAGGACTTTCGGGAGCGACGAAAGGTCGGCGCGGGCATCATGCGACGGTGGGAACCACAGACGGCCGGACGGGTCCTCATGCAGCGCCTCACCGAACACGGCCTACCGGGCTACACCTACACCGACGACGCCGGAAGCTCCTGCGTGCACGCAGGACCACCCGCCATTCACGACGCCGGAATAGAGATCACCGTCGTGCCCGTGCGGGGAGCCTGCGCCTACATCTCCGAATGGGGCAACACGATCGGAGACACCCACCGCCTGGACGTCGTCGTCACCCACATCCTGTGGCTGTTCGGCCGCGCCGAAAGGACGCGACCTTAACCTCCGGCGTCGGGCACGCTGCCGGACGTGACGACCACCTCCCGCCGCATCGACCACCTGCCCCTGTCCGGCATCACCCGCGCGACCCGCAATCCGAAAGCGCACCAAGCCAGCGCCATCCGCGCGTCGATCGAAAAATTCGGCGTCACCATGGCCGGACTCCTCGACGAACGCACCGGCCGCCTCGTCGCCGGGCACGGCCGCCTGGCCGCCCTGGACTCCATGCGCGCCGACGGCGCCACCCCGCCCGAAGGCGTCACCGAAGCCGACGGCGACTGGCTGGTCCCGATCGTGCGCGGCTGGGCATCCCGCTCCGACGCCGAAGCCGAGGCGTACCTGGTGGCCGACAACCGGCTGTCGGAACTGGGCGGCTGGGACGACCGTCTCCTGGTCGAAGTCCTGGACGAGATCGCCGACGACAACCCCGACCTGCTCGAACTCGCCGGATACTCCCAAACCGACCTGGACGACATGATCGCATCCCTGGGTGAGCCGCCCACCCTGGACGACCTGGAGAAGGAATACGGCGACCCCGACGACTCCGACCTGTGGCCGCTGCTGCGGTTCAAGGTGCCGCCGCACATCCGCAACTTCTTCATGGACTTGACCGAGCCGTACGGGGAACTGGACGACTCCGCCCGGTTCATTCGGCTGATCGAGTGGGCGCACGACAGTGCAGCCTGAACGCCGCGTCACCATCCTCGGCTCGTTCGCCTACTTCGCCAAGACGGACCTGGGCAAGCTGGTCCGCCGGGCCCGGGAACGGGGCGTGGAGGTGGATTTCATGGCCGACTCGGGGGCGTTCACCGCCTACACCACAGGCAAGACGATCTCGCTGAAGGGGTATGCAACCTGGTTGCAGGTATACGGCCCGTACGTCAACTGCGCCATGACACTGGACGTCATCGGGGATCCGGCCGCGTCCGGCCGCAACACCCTGGAACTGGAGCAGATGGTGGGCGACGCCACCTACATCATCCCGATCTTCCACGTCGGCTCGCCATGGTCGGAACTGGAACGGTGGTGCGCGACGCATCCGTTCGTCGCCCTCGGCGGCGGCGTCGCCGTCAACGCCCGGGGCAAGGCGATGATGCAGTGGCTCATCCGCGCCCACAAGATCGCACGAGCGCACGGCGCCGTCCTGCACGGACTCGGCATGACCCGGCCGCCCTACCCCGATCTGCTGCCCTTCTACAGCGTGGACTCATCCTTCTGGTCCCAGGGCAGTCGCAACGGCTCCATCACCCTTTTCGATAGCGGGCGAGGTCGATGGGTGTGCGTGCGCCACCCCGACGACATCAAAAGGGGAGTTAGACGCCCCTCCGCCAGTCTGGTGCGCGCCTATGGCGGCGATCCCGTCGCTCTGGCCAACCCTGGCTTCGCCCGCGTCGGCATGCGCGGCAAGGAGCTGGGCCGGGCCGAACGCGACTGGACCTCCTCCTCCGCACTGTTGTCGTGGATGAACTACGCCGACCACCTGGCCGTCCACCGTTACGTACCGACACCGCCCGGAATCCACTTCAACGGCCCCAAGATCTACCTCGCGGTTGGATCGGAGGGCGACTTCGACCTGATCGTGGACCTGGTCGTGCAGCGCACACGACAGGAGGCGGCAGCGTGAACCTGCCCGGCGACGCAGTCGAAGAGATGACGGCGCTGGACGGCGGCGACCCGGGCGCGGTGTGGCGGCTGGGTCGCGACGACACCGCGTTCCGGCGGCAGATGCTGCCGCACGCCGACCGTGACGACCCGCGTTTCCGGATCATCATCCCGGTGTCCGGCGGCCTGGACTCCTCCACCTGCTACCGGATGGCCCGCGCCGCTGGATTGCCCGTAGAGGCGGTCATGGCGGCCACCGGCGTGCCGTACGCCCGCCGCGACCGGGAAGCCGCGCTACGGCTGACTGAGGGCCGCCTGCACATGCTGGAGGTGGGCGACGACTGGACCGCCGTCGGAGACTTCCAGATCGGCCGCAATTCGATCATCGTGTGGCGGCTGCTGGAATGGGCGCACGCTCACGGCTGGTGGGGCGAAGTCTGGTTCGGCCACCTGGGCGGCAACTACCTGGAGACACCGATCGTCGGCGGCGACAAGTCGTTCCGGTGGGCGTCCACCATGCAGCACATGGCCACCGCGAACGGCTTCGACTTCCGCCTGTCCTCCCCACTGATCGGCATGTCCAAGGCCGACTGCGTGTCATGGTGGGCCGCCCGGGGCTGGCTGGAGGACGCCTTGGCCGCCCGCTCCTGCTTCGCCGACATGCCGGGCCACTGCGGACGCTGCTGGGCCTGCCTGTACCGGTATGTGGCGTTCGCCGCCCGGGGCTACCGGCGGCAGGTGGAGGCGACGTATCCGGACGGCATCGACTTCACCGAACCGGCACGCGAGTTCTGGAACCGGCTGCACTGGAACGTCGTGACGACGAGTCCGGCCCGGCTGGGCGAGGTGTACGCGGTGATGAACGCGATGGGCTACGGCCCTTGACCTGAGGCGCTAAATGACTGTATCTTTGGGGTATCGGAAAGAGCGACCGACACCCCCAGGAGAAGATCATGAAGCGCAGCGACCTCCCCTTCGTTATCGGCGTCACGCTGTTCGTCGCCCACATCGCCGCCCTGATCTTCGTCCCCGCCTTCCGCGAGTGGGCCTGGGAGATCGTCGTCGCCCGCCTGGGATGCATGTTCTGACCGGCCGATGGGCCCCGGGATCCGGGGCCCCCACCTTGAGCGACGCACAGGAGAACAGATGTTCATCGAGAAGAACCGGCGCCTTCGCGGCCACCGCTTCTACCCCACCGCCCGCGAACTCGCCAAATACCCGAAGCTCTACGCCCAGGAAGGCAAGGGGCTGGACGCCACCGTCCACGTCCACTACTTCGGCGCCGCAGGCGACTGGTGGGTGACCGAGTTCGCCGACGACTTCGACACCACCGGCGAAGTATTCGGCTACGTCCGACTGGCCGGTAACCCGCAGGGTGCCGAGCTGTGCTACTTCGACCTGCGCGACCTGGAGCAGACGGTGGGCCGGGCCAGGTACGGCCTGCCCGTCCCGATCTACGTGGAGCGGGACTGCTACTGGAGCCCGAAGACGATCCGCGAAGCCGCCCGCATCTGCGGCCCCGCCCAGCACTTCTGCCGCGACGCCGACAAGTGCGCCGCCTAACCCCCCAACCGCTAACCTGCGACCCCCCCAGGGAGAAATTCATGAACAGTATGTGCTCTGACTGCGGCCACTTCGTCTGCACCCCGGCCTGCGAAGAGAAGACGGAGCAGGCAGCCCGCGAAACGGAATACGACCGCTGGCTGTCCCGCAACCTGGACTGACCCAGGCCGCGACACAAGGAGCGCATCCCCGCCACGATCCGGGGATGCGCTCCATTTCCGTTCGTCATAATTTCGAAGCGGCCCACCGGCTGCCGCTACTCGGCGACAAGTGCACCAACCTGCACGGCCACTCCTGGTGGGCCACGGTAACGGTGTCCGCCCCCGAACTGGACGGCTACGGCACGATCGTGGAGTTCGGCGGCTTCAAGGCGCACATGCGCGCCTGGATCGACACCAACCTTGACCACGGCGCCATGCTCGGCAATCAGGATCCGCTGGCCAAGATCCTGCTGGAGCACGGCTGCAAGGTGTTCCGGTTCGGCTACGACTGGCCCGGCGCCGACTGGCCGACGGTGGAGGCGGTCGCGGAGATGATCGCCGACCGGGCCGTCATGTGGCTGCCGCCGGAACCGCCGGACGGCACCCACATTGCGCGCGTTGTGGTGACGGAGACCCACGTCAACGCGGCAGAGTGGGAGGCGCCCGCCCCCCGCGTCACCGTGCGCGAGGTGTGGTCCCGAGCCACCCAACCCCTACGGGAGAGCGCATGACCGACACCCCCCCGGTTGAGCTGTTCAGCACAGACGAATCCCTGGTGATCGCCGAATGCTTCGGCCCAACCTGGCAAGGCGAAGGAGCGTCGGCGGGCCGTACGGCGTCGTTCGTCCGCACTGGCGGCTGCAACCTGTCCTGCGGCTGGTGCGATACCCAATACACCTGGAACGCCGACCGCTACAACCTGCGCGAGGAGCTGACGCGGGCGCCGGTCGCCGGGATCCTGGCCGAAGTGGAGCAGCACGGCGCCGACATGGTCGTCATCACCGGCGGTGAACCGCTACTGCACCAGCAGCAGGAGGGATGGCGCAGCCTGCTGGACGGGCTGAAGCGGCTCGGCAAACGGGTGGAGGTGGAGACGAACGGCACCATCACCCCCGACGCCTACACGGTTGCCTGCGTAAGCCAGTTCAACGTGAGCCCCAAGTTGGCGCACGCCGGGATGAGCGAGGAGAAGCGGATCCGGCCCGAGGTGCTGACCGCGTTCCGCGACACGGGCAAAGCCGTCTTCAAGTGGGTATGCCGTATCGCCTCTGACGTCGATGCGGTCGCCGCCTACGTCACTGACCTGGACATCCCGGCCGAACGCGTCTGGATCATGCCGGAGGGGCGGAGCGCCGAAGTGCTGGCCGTCACCACCAGGAACACCGTAGAGCAGGCGCTGTTCTACCGGTTCAACTACACCCATCGCATGCATGTGCTGCTCTGGGGAGACGAGCGGGGGCGCTGATGGCCGTAGAAGAGATCTACACGTACGGGTTGCCGGACCCGGTCGGCTACATCGAGACGGACCCGGAAGCGGCCGGGGACTTCAACGTCGCCGTCATGCATGCCCGCGCGATGCTGCGGGCGCTGGGGATGCCGTGCGACGACGACGGCACCGAGGAGACGCCGGGCCGGTTCGTGCGCGCCCTGGTCGAGCTGACGGCCGGAACTCGGGCCGACCCGGACCGGCACTTCGCCCGGACATTCCCGCCGCCGTCGAACAACCCCGGCATGATCATCGTGCCGGGTATCGCGTTCACCTCAATCTGCGAACACCACCTCCTCGCCTTCACCGGCACGGCCGCCGTCGGCTACGTTCCAGCGCCGGGCGCCCGCGTGGTCGGCCTGTCGAAGCTGGCCCGGATCGTGCAGGAGTACGCGGCCCGGCCGCAGATGCAGGAACGCCTCGGCGATCAGATCGTGGACGCGATCGTCCGCAACCTCGACACCGAGGGGGCGGCGTGCGTGATCCGGTCAGCGCACTCCTGCATGACGCTGCGGGGAGCCCGCGCGGTCGGCGCGGCCATGGTGACGTCGCACCTGCGCGGCTCGTTCCGGGACAGTGTGGCGATGCGCAGCGAGTTCTTCGACCTCGTCAAAACCCCTTGACCCGAGACGCTAAATGACTGTATCTTTGGAGTGTTGGAGAGCGACCAACACCACAGGAGTAAGAAATGATCGTCACCGTCATCGTCATCCAGATCAGCGCCGTCCTGGCCTACGCCACCGTAAAGGTGGCGAGCGGCCGATGAAGTTCACCGCGTCCGTGCTCGGCTTCCTGGCCGTCTTCACCCTCCTGATGGCCGTCGGCGTCATCACCCCGGAACTGGGCGCCTGGATGGCCCTGACCACGTGCGCCGCCCACTGGGCCGCCCTCGTCGTCATCATGGTGATCAAGACGGTACGGCGGGAGACGGGCCGGTGAGCCGCGCCCGCGAACTCACCCTCGGCCCCCGCCGGGGCCGCACCCCCTCCGACCCCCGCACAGCCGAACTGAACAAGCTCGCCCGCGCCAGTCGGACTGATCTGGAGCGCCTGTCGGCGCTGATCGACGATGTGGCCCACAACTCCCCGCGATCCATCACCGGCGCCCTGTCGATGGCGTGGGAACTGGCCCGGGTCCGCTACGCCCGCGAGACCGGCATCGTCAAGCCCGGCCCGCACAACCCTTACCTGGAGACACTGCGCAGCGACTCAGCGTGAACACCTCTGACGTGGGGCTTGACCGGTCACCGTGACACGGTTGAGCCCCACAGGCATCTACACCGAAACACTAAATGCATGTAGCCTGACATGGCTTGAAGAGCGACACCACACGCACCACGGAGCAAGCCCATGCCAGACATCACAACCCAGCCTTTCCGCGTCAAAGGACGCAGCGTCTACGCAGACGGCGCCCTCCTCGGCTGCTACTGGCCCGACAAGGCACCCGCCCCGCACGAGGACACCAGTCACCAAGACGCCCTGTGCGAACCCGGCATCCACGACCGCCTCCCCTTCCACGCCTCCCCCCTGTTCGCTGTCGGCCCGGCCACCCACCACGCCTCAGTGGAGGAGGCCATCGCCGCCCTTCTGGCCGCCCGCGATCGGCCCAACCGCGAACAGGTCGAGATCTACGACTCTCTCCGCCACCCGGACGAGGGGATCCCGGAGGCGGTCCGCTACGCCCGCCGCATCATTGAAAATCCGCCCGTCGAATAACCCCCCAAAGACGCTAAATGGATGTACACTGAAGGGGTTGAGAGCGACCCGAACCCAGGAGTAGGCATGGCCGACACGAACGCCCTGAACGTTGACATCCACTGGACCCACTACAACCACGATCGGCACAACGCCACCGGTAGCGTCGGCGGCGCCTTCGCCGCCTTCGAGATCGACCGCGTCCTCCAGTTCGGCTATCGACTGAAGGTCAACCTGCCCAAGCAGATGTTCGACACCTCGAAGGCCGAAAGCTTCCACATCACCATGGACGAGGCCAAGGAGGCGGCGAAGCCGTACGCGTCCGCGTTCTACGTGAACTTCGCCGACTCTGTCCTCAGCCATCCGGCCATCCGACACATCGACAAGGTGACCCGGTTCGACTTCCCCGCCCAGCTCTGCCACGGCGACTGCAAGTTCTACGGCGGCGACGGCCAGCACGACGACATCGTGATGGAGAAGCACGCCGACAACGCCTGGACCATCTCCCTCCCCCGGAACGGCTGGCTGTACGTCAACCCGTCCCAGGACTGGGACGAGCCGACGGCCACCCTGGACGACCCGGCCAGCGCCCGCTTCCTGTGGCCGCTGGAGGAGGGCCTGGAGCAGGTCCACTTCATGCAGTGCGGCTGACCGGCCTGCGCCCTCGGATCTCGTGGTCCGGGGGCGTTTCCTGCGCCTTGACGGTGACGCTACAAGCACCAGGCGATGCGCTCCGTTCGTACCGCCGTCGCCGACTACTTCACGAGGAGCTGACCATGAACACCACCACCGAGGAACGTGCCGCCAAGCTGATCGACGAGTTCGGCCAGTACGCGGTAAACGGCAGAATCGCGTCCCGCATCATGTTCGAGCCGATCGAGCTGAAGCGCGGCATCGACGGCACCGTGACCGGGCTGACCCTGACCGGCGCCATGTTCGCCTCCCTGATCGACTACCTGTACGGTCCGCGCCCGGACGGCCTCCCGAAACTTGAGGTGACGGCCGTGACCATGACCCTCGACATGTTCGAGACCCTGCTGTACTTGATCGACCAGCGTGCGGCAGCCCTGCGACAGGCGGCGTCATGAGCCACTACAGCTTGGACAAGAGGCCGGTGTCGATGCAGGAGATCGCCGACGCCCACGACACCTGCACCTTCGTCCTCGGTCACCACCTGCGGGAGATGACCCGCACGTGTTCCCCGTCGGTGAAGCTGACAGAGATGCTGCCGCACAGGTACGTGCCGTGCACGGGTGGCGGCGTCGCCTACTGGACCGACCCTGACGTCAGCGTCTACCCGTGGATGCCGTACGGGGCGGAGAACCGTTTCGCATTCGAGGCGACCGCCAACTTCCGGCACGCCGAATACAAGATCGCAGGCTCGTTCATGATGGGCACCCGCGACACCGTCACCCCGTCCCGGGACATGCCGCAGGAAGAGATCGACCGGCGCCTGCGCGACATTGCGATGTCGGCGGAAGCGCTGCGCGCGAAGGACGTGAAGATCGACCACGCCAGGCGCGTCGTCACCGGAACCTTCCTGTACCTGCCTGATCACCCGGTGGTCGGCTGGGTCCGCTCGTTCGGCGTCATGCCGTACGAGGTGGACGGTAAGCCGGTCCCGGCCGTCGGCGCTCCGTATCCTTACCGGAAGCCGGTCGCCTACGTTCCTGAGGGGCATGAGCATCACCTTGCCTACGAACTGCGCTGGGAATCCGACCGGGGCAGCACCGCAGCACAGTTCGGCCTGACCGAAGCGTCAGCCCGCGACCTCGTGACCACATGGCGGCAGCAGGGCGCCGTGTCCGGGACGTTGGAGACCTACGACGTGGTCCACGTCAACAACTTCGGCCGCCGCGCCACCATCACCCGCTTCACCGGTCAGCAGCACCGCCTCGACTCCATCTGCCCCGAGACAGGGAAGATCCGTTGAACGACAGAAATCAAGAGATCGTCCAGGAGCGGCTTGCCGCGCTTCGCGAAGCGACCGCCGACCGGCCCGCGCACGCCGCGTGGCTGGAGGAGTGCATCGCGTGGGAGTTCGCCTCCCCCCGCCCCGACCCTGCGACGGCGCCGGATCCGGCGGGCCGGGCCGAATTGTCGTGGCGGGTAGCCGTCACGATCGAATCGGAGGTCGCCTACCTGCACATCCTGTCTCGCAGGGTGGACAACGCCGGGGTGGCTCGCCCGGACCGGTACGAGTCGCTGCGCCGCGCTGACGCCGCCCGTGCTGTCGGGGCCGCCCGCACCCGTGCGGAGCGCCGTAGGGCCCCCCTGGGCGTCCTGCTGCCCGGTTCGGGCGGGAAGGATGGTGCGTCGTGACCCTCTACCACTTCACCAGCCTGTACCACCTGCCGAAGATCCAGGCAGACGGGGTGATCCGGCCGACCGAGTCGAACTTCTCCCGCACCGTCCCGAACGCCGGACCGCAGGTGGTGTGGCTGACAGACCTGCCCGACCTGGGCGACGTCTCCCACGGCATGGAAGGGTCGCTGTACGACAAGAAGCAAGTACGGATCACCGTGAACGTGCCCGCGATCCGCTGGCTCGACTGGCCGCCCGCCCTGTCGAAGATGCGCCGCGATGTCCGTGACAGCCTGATCCACCACGGCGGCGGCATGGAGGCGGCCGTCCACTGGTATGTCCTGCCCGGTCGCATCCCCGCCTCCCGGTGGGGCGACATCCACACGTTCCCGGACCGGCCCGACCGGATGGTGGCCGCGCACAACCCCGATGGGACCATCACCTTGGTTCCCGCAGTCGAAGCCCTGAAGGAGGTTCTGGGATGAGCGCCGGAGAAGACCTCGCCAGGGTTCTGGAGGAACTGGTGGCCGCCTACGACGCGGACCGGCCAATGCTCGGCAAATGGCAGGTGATCCGCGAGGAGTTCGGATTCAACCACGACAACACGTGCAGACTGCTGAAGCTCGAACTGAAGACGCAAAACCGCATGGGCCACTATCCCGCCGTGATGGACCGGATGGCGACAGAAGCGGCTGCGGCTGGCCTGCACATGTGCCCCTGCGGCGAACTCCACACCACCGCACCCGAATGCGCGACAGGAGAAGACCATGGCTAAGCGTGTCCCTGCGACCCCCGAAGAGGTGGCCGCCGCACTGCGGGAGATGCCGTCGAAGAACGGCATGCACGGCTGGCCCGCGCACCGCATCAGAGCAGACGACGGCAGCGAAGCGGAGTTCGTCCGGCAGGAGTATGTCGTCCGCTACCTGGCGTCCGCGCTGCACACCCACCAGGACAAGGCGTTGGAGTGGCTGAGGGCGGCCTGCAAAGCGGGGCAGGTGATGATCTGGCGCAGCGAGATCGACGGCAGCCTGACGGACCAGATGGTGCCGCTGCCGCCGGACGCACCGGACGCCGACCGCTACGACTTCCAGTGGGAGTCCGACCAGACGCTGCGGTTCACTGTGGACACCTTCGGCTTCCTGGTGAGCAAGTACGGCGCTGTGTATCACCAGCCGAACGCCCGCGCACTGTGGGTCATCCTGCCGGATGCCTACCAGGCGCTCGTGGCAGAGCAGGACGCGAAGACGAAGGCGGAGATCGCGGAAGCGAGGAAGGCCCGGGAGGCAGAAGAGGCGGAGGTGCGGGAGAAGTTCGGCGCCGACTACGACACCATCACCGACTTCTTCACCGCGATGAACGCACCGTTGGACTTCGTCGTGTCCGTGCGCATGCGGCACATCAACGATCGGCGGCTGTTGACGATCACGCTGATGGATGAGCAGGTGACAGAGTTCGCGAAGATGCTGCGCCCCCCAACCCCTTGACCTGAGACGCTAAATGACTGTACGTTGGTGGTGTTGGAGAGCGACCAACGTACAGGAGCAGAACATGAGCACCACCACCAAGGCCGACCGCCGCGAACGCCGCATCGCCACCCTGCGCGCCATCATCGAGCGCAAGACCACCGGCGACGGCGAACGCAGCAACGCCGCCCGCGCCCTCGCCCGCCTCCTCAACGGCCAGGCCAAGACCGACGGCGGCGAAAGCGGCTGGAACCTCTACAACCGCTGGTACGGCGACAAGTACCACCTCACCACCGGCAAGACCCTCACCGAGATCGCCAAAATGATCCGCGCCGACCTCGCCCTGGCCCGCAAACTGGCCAAGACAACCCCGGCCGTCCCCGGCGACATCGCCGTCATCGACCCCATCGGCGACGCCCCCGACCAGATCACCTTCAGTGTCCGCACCTCCTACTACAGCGGCGGCGGAAGCATCGAAATCACGGTCAAGAACATCCCCGACCTGTGGGGATTCACCACCGTCACCGACGACTGGGGCCACGAGCGCGCCATGCCCACTGACGCCCTCCGCGCCCTGGCCAAAGAACTGAAGGCCGTCTCCAACGCCTACAACCACGACGGCAGCGAGCCGCAGATCGACTACTTCGACAGACGCTTCTACGGCGGAGTGTCCACCGAAGACGGACTCTCTCTCGCCTGACCGCACCACCGCCGCCCATCCGCTCCGGATGGGCGGCCCCACGAAAGGAAGACCGGCCATGAAGCGCACCGCCCCCACCGCAACCGGCGCCCGCCTGGCCGGACTCCGCACCAGCAACGCAGCAGGACGCCACGCACGCGGAACCAAACGCCTGCGCACCCGCAGCGACCGCCGCCGCGCCGCCATCAAGGAGCAGTCATGAGCCACGACCCGCGCGCTATCAACCCACACACCGGCGACCCTATGACGGATGTCGTCATCACCAGGCCCGGCCGTGACACCCTGCGCTACGGCCCCATTCCGTTCCGCCACCAAGCCGAACGGTGGATCACCTACTTGAACTGGTCACGCCAGAGCACCGCCATGCCGACCGGCACCACATGGGAGATGAGCCCGCACGACCCAAGCCAGGAGCACATCAACCCCGACACCATCCCCACCTCCATCGGGGAGATCACCTTCGCCCTCCTGGACCCCAGCGACGACGCATCCGGTGAAGACGCCTTCCCCGACCTCTACCTACTGCTGAAATGCATGGTCGGCGACATCGAAGCCGCCGAACGCTGGAAGGAGGCGTGCGCCTACACCACCTTCCTCGAACAGCACAACGAGGACGACGACGCCTGACCCCCCCCACACCAGCAACGCCCCCGGCGCCCCACACAGGACCCGGGGGCGTTCCTGTACGCCACCACGCGACACAAACACCAGCCCCCGGTCACCGTAGACCCCACTATGGACACCGCACCCACACGACGCCGCACAGGCGGCCGACGCTCCAAACTCACCCCCGAAATCCACGACCGCATCGTCAACGCCGTCCGAGCAGGCGCCACCTTCAACGCCGCCGCCGGAGCCGCAGGCATCAGCGAACGCACCCTCTACAACTGGATCAACGAAGCCGAAGAACCCAACGCCCCAAGTTGGAAGGTTCAGTTCCTTCAGGATCTTTATCGGGCGCGTGATGAGCTTGAAGTGCGGGTTGTCGCCGGATCGGTGATGAAAGCAGCAATGGGCGGTTACGTCGTTAAGCGCGTCACACGGCGGAAGCCTGACGGGACGGTGGAGGAGGAGGAGCAGACGGCCCCGGCGGATGGCCGGGTCGGTCTGGAGATCCTGGCTCGCCGGTTCTGGGATCGCGGCTGGGGGCGGCAGCCTACGGAGGTGTCCGGGCCGGGCGGTGGCGCGATCCAGGTGGAGCATTCAGCGTCTATCGGGGAGTTGGCGCAGCGGTTGCACGCTGAGCTGGCAGCGATCGACGGGGGCGCCTCCGGTGTCGTGGAGGGTGATGTGGTGGAGCAGGGGTTTGACGGCGACGAGTAGGGGCTAAATGGCTGTCCGCCCACGCTGGACGTAGATGCTAAATGGGTGTACGTTGGAAGGGTGTTGGAGAGCGACCCGACACCCACAGGAGGAACCCATGCTGACCAACCCGCCCCACCCGATCATCGATCGGACGTTGCCCGACGACTACTCCGCCATCCCGCGCATGTTCGCCGACTGGTGCGCCAAGCAGGGCGCCCGAACGGAGATCGAATACGAGGACGGCGTCAAGTACGTCCACGCCTACCTCGGAGAGCGCTGCGACCGCATGGTCACCGCCGCATTCGACGAGATCGACGGCCGGTTCATGCGCGACGGCTGCGTGGCCACCGAATGCGAACTGGGCAGCGCGACCACGCTGAAGGAGCTGGCCAACGCCCTGCGGACCGGTCACCGGCGCGGCGGACACCGGAACTGAGCCCGGCCATGACGACGATGACCTCCGCCGAGCTGGGCGCGCACCTGGAGGCGCACGGCGCCGCCACGGTGCTGCTGCCCAGCCCGGACGGCGACGACTACCTGGCCGCCACCATCGACGGCCTCACCATCGAGGTGTTCTACACCAGCGCCGGGTTCAGCCGCGCCATCGTGGCTGGCCCCGGCGTCAACGAGACCTACGACGACCTGTATGAACTGCTGCGTCACCTGTCCATGCCGACCGGCGACGAGGCCGCCGATCTGGCTGCGGCGGTCGAGCAATGGCAGCGGTCGCTGCCGCCGACGCCGAAGCGTGACCCGCGCGGCCGAATCGTGGGCGCCCCGGTGGTTGTGGGCGATGTGTGGGCCAACTACGGCGTTCTGACGCGCGGCCGGACCTTCCGCATCACCGCCATCACCGACGGCTACGCCTACGGCGTGGTGCTGACTGACACGGACGAGACGCGCCGAATGCTCGACTGCAACACCGACGCGCTGCGTCACCGCTGCGAGCAGCCCTACCCGTGGGCGGTCAGTCACATCGGTCGGTCCATCCGGGTCAAGCTGTCACGGATGCGGCCCACTGCCGACGGCTACTACCGGGCGGAGCGGTGATGTTCATCGCGCACGCCTTCTACGCCGACGGCACCCTGGCCAAAACGCGCGGCGGCTTCACCACGAAGGCCGACGCCGAACAGCACGCCCGCAGCGAAGCTGCCCGGCTCCAGGGTGCCGCCTGGAGCGTCGTTGAGACTCTTCCGCACCGCTGGCACAACTGGGCCGTCAGCGACCACTCACAGCCCGTGGAGGGCACGACGGTCGCCCAGGGCGAAGCCAGGGCGGCATAAACCCGTAGGAACGCGTCGGTTGAGCGACCCGACGCCAGGAGAACCCGAGAAAGCGAGCATCCACCATGAAGAAGATCACAGACCAGCAGCGTGTGGACCTGGAGAAGCTGTCCGCCGCCTGCGACGACCTCATCACCAAGCACGGCAAGAGCGACAACGCCGACCTTCAGTCGGCGACCAGGACGGCCCGGAATGTCAAGGCCAGGGCCGACAAGAAGCTGGGCAAGTCCTAAGGAGATCGACATGAACACCCCAACCGTCCGGCTGTCCATGTCGTTCACGCTGAGCGGCATGCCCTTCAACTTCGACCACGAGGCGGACACCTGCCTAACCCCGCAGGCATGGGGCGCGTTGTCCCTCGCTGAGCAGAACGAGATCGCCGACCGGCTGATGGCCGCCTGGATCTTCAGTGACGGAATGTCCGAGCGTTCCTGGGGGGTAGCCGAGGATGAGTAGCCCGGAGCTGAGCAAGCAGGAGCGGCAGCAGAAGTACTTCGAAGCGGGCCTACAGCGTGCGATCAACGCTGACATCCTGCTCGGCGAGTACGGCTTGTACCTCCTGGAAATGCTGGCCGACGAGATGGAGCGGTGGCGCGACACCGCCGCCACCGTCGAGTTCGACGGCAGCACATACGACCGCCGCGAGCTGGCCAACCAGGTGCTACTGGATCTGGAGGACTGGGTGGAAAACGATCCCCGAAAGGAGTTCATCTGATCATGGACGTCATTCCCGACTACAAACTGTCCGGCGTGACCTTCCGCCTGACCGGCGAAGAGCTGCACGACCTGGCCCCGTGGCTGAGCAGCATCCTGGAGAACGACATCTCAGACCCCCTGTCCGACCTCAGGCACGGCAAGGCGGTCGCGGACGCCCTGTGCGTAACCCTGAACGCCCTCATCAACGCGCAATGGGACGGCGACGCGGTTCGCCGTGAACGCCGGGACGCCGCCCGCAACGCCGACCGCTGGGTAAAAGACGCCGACCGGACGCTTACCGCACTGCGGGAGGAGTTTGGCGGGGAGACCTACGCGCGGGTGTCCGCAAAGACTGAGGGCAACCACTAGCCGCAGACGCTAAACGCCTGTACATTGAGTGGTGTTGGGGAGCGACCCAACCAGGAGGAAGCGATGTTGTTGGCCCCTCCGGGGCGTGCAACATCACGTGCAACATCATCAGCACAAGGAGATCAACATGGCGAAGTCCGACCAGCCGAAGCCCGGCGAACTGAAGAAGTCGCTCGTATCCAAGACCAAGAAGGTCGTGGACCGGCTGACATCAACCCCGCTCGGCAGCCCGGAGCACGACAAGGCGAGCGCCGACTTCAAGAAGATCTACAACGACCCGGACAGCTTCTACAAGTAGATCGACCCGTCGAATTCAGCGGCCACCCCGGATCCCCCGAGGGTGGCCGCCCGACTTACAGGAGGTCCAGCATGACGAACCCGGGGCCTACCGTCCCCATCCGTGAACGCATGCAGACACGCGACCGCTTCTGGCAGCTACTCCTCCGCATCACCCAACAGCGGCACGAGCGGGAAGACCTGGTGGCCGCCCCCGACGGCGGACAGGAACTCGCCTGGGTCGCCTGGGAAGCGGAACAGATGCACGCCTTGGTCAACGAGATCCGTGCCGGACACGGCCTGGAACCGGTCGGCATCGACCTCATCCGCGAAATCGAAGCGTCGGCAAGCGGCCACTCCGACTACGCCGCCAAATACGCCCTGCGCAGCGCCTTCCTGGCCCTGGGAATGCCGGAATGGAGAAATACATGACCAGCATCCGCATCACCCGCGAGCAGGCCGCCGCCGCACTGCGCGCCGCCGCCAAGGACGGCACGGTCAAAGTGTTGTGGCACAGTTCCAGCGGCGCGCTCGTCTCGGAGGAGACGGCCATCCACGTGCTGATGGTCCAGCTCGAACACGCCACCCTCCTCGCTTACCAGCCGGGACCGTTCGGCTACGACCTGTCCATGCTGCTCGGACTCACCGTCTTCCACTTCGACGTGCCCATGCCCGACCAGACGCCCGCTGAGGCGTTCCTGGCCGAGTACGCCGACCTCATCTTCGAACTGCTGGAGAACGAAAACGGCGGCGTCTCCTCCCGTGCCGAGGACGCCTACCAGGCCCTCGTGCACTACGTCAACCAGCGCGAAGAACTGGAGGGGCCGTGACCGAACCGCCAGTCCCATTGAGGAGTGAAATGATCAGCATCCGCATCACACGGGAGCAGGCCGCCGACGCGCTGCGCAACGCCGCCACCGTCGCCGGAGACAGCACCATCCATGGCATGTGCTTCACGGCCAGAGGCGAGATCGCGACCGGGCGCCATGCCGTCGAGGACGTTATCGACGAATGGCACTACGCCAAGATGTTCGCGTTCGAACCGGGCCCGTTCGGGCACCACCTGGCCGTCCTCATGAACGGGCTCATCTTCCGCTACGACGTGCCCATGCCCGACGCCGATGCGATCCCCGATCCGCAGGTGGCTGCGGCCCGGCCCGACATGAAGGCCCGCATGGCTGTCCGCAAGCGTCTCCTGCTCGCACTCGAAGGAGACTGGACGGACGTCCAGGCGACCTACCTGATCAACGAGATTCGGGCCGAACACGGCCTGGGCCCCGTCGTCTTCCCGCAGTGGGCGCTGGACGCGCATGCAATGGTCCAGAAGGGTCAGGTGCCCAGCTCGCCCAGGTCGCCCAGGTTGAGAGCAAAGGACCGATTCGTCACCGCCTTCATGTTCATCGCACTCGGCATGACCAAGGAGGACGGACGATGACCGGCTTCCTGTGCGGCGTCGGCGCGGGCATCGCCCTGACCGGCCTCGGCGCCGTCATTCTGCGGCTGGACGGCACTGACGAGGCGTTCGAGCATCTGGCCACCCTGTGGCTGTGGTGGATCTTGTGGCCCGCGTACGTCATCCACACGGCCCGCTGGTGGTGGCGGCACCGCCACCAGGACAACCTGGCCACCGCATCCGGCCCCGGCGCCGCCATCGTGCGCCGTCTGACGGGCACCCCCAAGAAGTCCTGGCAGGAGTACGACGATGACGACGTGTGAACGGTGTGGCCGGGAAACCCGGCTGCCGGACTACCCGTGCGACTCGGTGGACTGCACCGTGGAACGGCTGATCCGCTTCTGGCCCGCCGGATACTCCAACCGGACGGCCGCCCTGGAGCATTTGCTGGTAACCGGCAGTGACTACGAATGGATCGACGGAGCCCTGGTGGACGCCCTCTGGGGCAAGGAGATCTACCACCGGCGGCGCGAAGACCCGGAGAAGGCGATCAAGCCGATCGGGATGCTGCCGCCCGCCGACTGGATGGACGAGGAGGAGCGGGCGGAGGCGCAGGCCGCCTACGACGCCGAGAAGGCCCGGTTGACCGACATCCGGGACCGGGCGGTGGAACTGTCCACCACGGCGGGGCCGCTCCGCACCAACCCGTGGGAGGAGATGGCGATGTGCAAGACGGCGGAGCAGCGCCGCTACCTGGTCAACCACTGGACCATCAACGCGGTGCCGCTGGACGCCCGCGACGATTGGCGGGCCGCCGCCGACGAACTGTGCGCTGTAATCGCCCCGCTGCGGGAGATGCTGCGCAACCGGCTGGACGTGGCAGAAGCGGAGGCGGCCGAGACTCATGAAGCTCTCGGCCGGGCGGGCTCGCTCCTGTCAAGCGGCAAGGTGCGCATCCCCGACCTGGCCGACAAGTCGTGGTCGCTGGGCTGCCTGCTCGGCAGGCTGGCCAAGCAGGGCCACGACGTGCACGAGGCGCCCTACCGACCCGACAACTCCGGAGTGTGGGAGTGCACCGCCTGCGGCGACCTGTACGTCACGCCGGAGGAGTGCCCCGGCTACTTCGCCTACCAGGTGGCGCGCAGAATCCTTGACGACCTCGCACCGTCTGATAACTAAATGCGAACAGTCCGAGACCTGCCGCTAAATGCGTGCCATGGTGGGGATGAGTAGAAGTGGGACGGGCGACCCCACATCCGTACCGAAAGCGTGCGCGGGAGAAGCGGGAGGAATCATGGGTGGCGACGTAGACGACTTGGCCCTCCTGACCATGCTTCGGAGGGCTATAGCCGCTAAGTCCAAGGCGGAAGCTGACAGCAGAGAGGTCATGCGCCGACTGGTCATGATCGCCGATGCCAATCAGCGGGCCCTGTCGATCGCCTACCTGGCGAAACTTAACCGTGACATGGTGGAGCCGCAGACGCTAATCGCCTGCCTGACAGGACAGGACAAACCAGACGATGGCTCCACAACAACCCCAAGGTAGGCGACCTCCGACTCTTCAACTCGACCGCTTCCGCCTAGTGATCAGCTTCGACTGGACGAACCAGGTCAGGCTCCACCTAGGAGAAGGCGTCAACACAGTCGAAGCCAAAGCCCTGCTCGACTACATCTACGCCCGAGTCAACGCCTACCTGGAAGAAGTGACCAAACCGCCGCCACCACGCGAGCAACCGAGCCCGCACTACCGCTCCATACAATCCGAACTGCCCACCAGAATCGACGAAAGCGGCTAGAGCGACGCCGCCAAAAGGAGACCACCTTGCCACCGATCAGAACCGTGTTCCACATCCCCGCCCTGGAACAGCAAGCCGACGAATCCGCATTCGAAACACACGGCGCCATCGCGGGAACACTTTCCGCCCTCGGCGCCGACTTCTCCGTCACCCAACAGCGCGGCTACCGCGTCGCCACCCGCAACAGCGGAGTCGTCACGTTCCGCCCCGGCGACTGGATGCTGTTCTGTGCCACCGGCGTATACCCGGTCACCCCCGTCCCCGTCGCCAGGCTGGAGGCGGGAGACGGCCTGCTCGGCTTCCGCTCCGAACATCCGGCCGACATCTGGGACGGCGTCATGGTGCTGAAGCACAAGCCGCAGATCTGCGGCTCCTCCGTACGCCTCGTGCCCGACCCTGACCGGTGCAGCCCGGCCACCCTCCTATTCGGCCTCGTCTACGCCGACCCGGCGCAGCGGACCGCCTGGAAGCACACCCCCTGATCCCCCGTTCCCGCCCCGCCGGAGTCTTTGCCGCAAGGCTTCGGCGGGGCGTCTGCGTGTCGCAGCCCGCGACGTTAATGCCTGTCGGGCGCGACCGTGCCGATATGCAGACCATCCTGTCCAGCCAGTACAGAAAGGGCCGCCTCGCCACCGTCCGGCTCGTCGTCATCCACGATGCGGAAGCCCCTGAGGGGCCGCTGACGGCCGAGAACGTGGCCCGCTACTTCCGGGACTCCGGCGTCGTCGCCTCCGCCCACATCTGCGTAGACAACGATTCTGCGGTGCGCTGCGTCCCCGACGAGGACACCGCGTACGCCGCGCCCGGCGCCAACACTGACGGCCTCCAACTGGAGATCGCCGGATACATGCGGCAGTCCCGCGACGAATGGCTGGATGACTACTCCAAGGCGGCCTTGGGTCAGGCGGCCAAGGTGACCGCCGCCTGGTGCGCAAAGTACGGCCTGCCCGTCCGGCGGCTGACCCGGGCGGAGCTGGCGGCAGGCAATCGCGGCATCACCTGCCACGCCGACGTGTCGGCCGTCTACAAACGCTCCGACCACACCGACCCGGGGCCGGGCTTCCCGTGGGATTGGTTCCTGGCCATGGTCCATGAGGCGCTTAATGCCATCACGACGGAGCCGCCGGTGACCGCCGTCCAGGTGCCGGTGTGGCCGGGCCGCTACTTCACGGTGAAGAACCCGCCTATGCGCGGCAGCGACGTCGCTACGTGGCAGCGGCAGATGCGGCAGCGCGGCTGGTCCATCGTCGTGGACTCGGCGTGGGCCCGCGCCGACGCCGACGTTGCCCGCGCCTTCCAGGCGGAGAAGGGGCTGGTGGCCGACGGCGTGGTTGGGCCGATCACCTGGGAGGCGGCTTGGACTTCCCCTATCACTTGACGCCAAATGACTGTACAATCGGGTGTTGTAACGTGCTGGCCGGTTGAGCGACCCGGCTGGCTCGACCAGGAGGTGTATCCATGCACGCCACCGATCTCGACCGTGTTGTTGATCTGGTCGTTGGCTCCCTGCCCGTCTGGGGCACCGTGGCGGCTGTCCGCCACATCAACGGCGGCCTCGCCGTCCGGGTCACCGGCCGCACCAACCGCATCACCGCCTCGCGTGCTCTCGCCGGAGCCGGATTCCCAGTCACCTGCGATCACACCTCCGGAACCCTGCACATTCCACTCGCACGAAAGGCCCCACGATGAGCATCACGGACGCCATAGCCGACTCCCATACCCTCGACTCGCTGCTGGCCGCCCTGACCGAACTGAAGGCGAAGGGCACCCCCGGGAACACCCTCGTGGTGCTGTCCAGCGACGCGTCTGCCCAGGACAACGGCTGTTCCCCCCTTCCGCTCAAGGACGGGGTGGACGTCGGCATGTACATGCCGAATCAGCCCTGGTGCGGCGACCACTACATGACGGAGCCGGACCGGCTCAGCCGCGACGACGCCGACGCATACGATCCGGCGCCGCCGGGCGCCCTCCTGGCCGTGTTCCTGTGGCCCACCAACTGAACGGAGACACCCCACATGGACGACGTCTACAGCAAGCAGATCCGCGAAGCCGACCGGCTGACCGAGTTCGAGATCACCGACAGTCATCTGGCGCTGCTGCGGCGGGCCTGCATCACCTGGCGGGGGCCGGAGTTCGGCGCCCCCGCCATCGACCCGAAGCGGCCCTACGGCACCTCCTCCGTGCTGCACAGCGTCGCCGGGATCGTCGAGCCTGGGTTCAAGGACGAGTGGGACGAGAGCCTCCAGGACGCCTACCTCGACAACGAACATGACGGGCTGACCAGGCTGCATGTCGAGGCGGGCGTCGCGTTGCAGATCATTCTGCAGTTCGGCGAGTTCGGCACCGGCCGGTTCCGCCGCCCCAACACCTGGTCCGACTGGGAGAAGTGCGTCGCCTGACGCCCCAGCAAATCCACAACGAGTAGAGAAGAGATCACCATGGCAGCAGGAGACACCGTCGTCACGCTCGTCGGGAACCTGACCGACGACCCCACCCTCCGCTTCACCGGCAAGGGGGAGGCGGTCGCCGGGTTCACTATCGCCTCCACCCCCCGCTTCATGGACAAGGCCACGAACACGTGGAAGGACGGCGACACGCTGTTCCTGCGCTGCAACGTGTGGCGGCAGATGGCGGAGAACGTCGCCGAGAGTCTGATCCGGGGCTCCCGCGTCATCGTGCAGGGCCGGTTGAAGCAGCGGCAGTACACCAACAAGGAGAACCATAAGATCACCACCTATGAGGTTGAGGTGGACGAGGTCGGCCCGTCGTTGCGCAACGCCACCGCCAAGGTCAACAAGACGGCCCGGCAGGGCGGCAACGGACAGCACGGGCAGGGTGGCGCACCGGCGAACGACCCGTGGGCGACCCCAGCTAACGCTCCGGAGGAGCCGCCGTTCTAAACCCCAACAGGAGCGGGCCACCGACACGGCGTCGGGGCCCGCTTTTTCGTGCCTGTAGGGCGCGACCTTAACTGTCCCGGTCCGTCACGGTGGGCCGCGTGCCAGCCGCGTATTGGAAGATCGAAATTGGCCAGGGTGAGTCCTGGTCCATGCTGCTGCGCCTCAAAAACCCGGCCGACGACCCGCCCACGCCGATCGACCTGACCGGCTACGCCGTACGCATGCAGGTCCGTGAGTCGATCACGTCGCCGACTCCGCTGCTGTCGTTGACCGTCGGATCCGGCATCACGGTGGACGCCGCCGAAGGGGAGATCCGGCTGGCCGTCGCCGACGACGTCACCGCCGCCTGGACGTGGCGTTACGGCGTCTATGACCTGGAGATTGAGTCGCCGGGTGGCGATACCACGCGGCTGCTGCGGGGCGAGGTTGAGGTGTCCGCCGAGGTGACCCGGTGACGATCCTGCTGGAGGTCGTCGAGGCGCCGGGCGCCATTCTGGTCGAGATCGACTCTCAGACGACCGTCACCGTTGACGGCGGCCCTGACGTCGCCCTGGAACTCACCATGCCGGGCGTGCAGGGGCCGCCCGGCACGACCGGGCCGCAGGGTCCTGCCGGGCCTACCGGTCCGGCAGGACCTCCCGGCGGAGCGATACAGCAGACCTACGTCTTCGCCTCCCCGCTGGCGGTGTGGCAGGTCACCCACACGATCCCCATCACCCCCAACGTGATCGCTACCGATACCGGCGGAGTCCTCATTGAGGGCGACGTCTCCTATCCCACCCCCACACAAGTCCGCGTCGAGTGGGCCTTCCCCATGGCTGGCCAACTCGACCTCACCTCGTAGGGGGCAGGATGCCGAAGTTTTTGGCGCCGATCGACACGTCCAAGATTCCGGTCAAGGGGCTGACGCCGGAAGCGTCCGGCACTGCGCCGAGCAGCCCGGTCACCGGCCAGATGTGGACCGACACGTCTCTGACGCCGCCGGTGGACAAGTACTACAACGGCACATCCTGGGTCCGCATGGATGGCGGGGACATCCCCGACGACACGATCACCAACGCCAAGGTCGCCTCCGGCGCCGCCATCGCCTTGTCCAAACTGGCCACCGACCCGCTGGCCCGCGCCAACCACACCGGCACTCAGACCGCGTCCACGATCAGCGACTTCGACACGCAGGTTCGTACGTCCCGCCTGGACCAGATGGCGGCGCCGACGGCGTCGGTATCCCTCAACTCCCAGAAGATCACCAACCTGTTGGCGCCCAGCACCGGCACCGACGCCGCCAACAAACAGTACGTTGACGATGCGCGGGCCGGGATCGTGGGCGTCAAGGACCCCGTCAGGGTGGCCACCCAATCCAACGTCACCCTGTCCGGCCCCGGCACGACCGTGGACGGCGTCACCCTGACCAGCGGCGACCGATTCCTGGCCGCCGGGCAGACGACCGGCACCCAGAACGGCATCTACGTCTTCAACGGGTCCGGCTCCGCCGCCACCCGCGCTCCCGACGCCGACGCCACCGGGGAGATCCTGGACGGCACCCTCGTCGCCGTAGCCGAGGGCACCTACGCGGGCGGCCAGTACATCCAGACGGCCACCCCGTCAGGCTCGCCAGGCTCGTGGACGCAGACGTGGACCGTCTACACGACCTCCGGCACCACCTACGTCGCCGGGGCCGGTCTGACCCTGACCGGTTCGACGTTCGACGTCGTGGCCGCCGACGGCAGCCTGACGGTGAACTCGAACGACATCACCGTGGGCCTGGTACCCCTCAGCAAGGGCGGCACCAACGCCACCAGCGCGTCGGCCGCCCGTACCAACCTGGTCGCCGTCACCGCCTACGCCGCCGACGTCGGCGCGCTGACCGGCGGCAGCGCCCTCAATATCACCCACAACCTGGGGACCAAGGACGTCCAGGTGTTCGTGTACGAGAACACCGGCGGCGCCCGCGTCTACATGGACGAGATCGTGGTGGACACCAACAACATCTCCCTGACCTCAGCCAACTCCGCCTCCTCCGCCGTCTACCGCGTCGTCGTGCAGGCCAGGGCGTGAACATGGATCCGCTGGAGGCGACCTGCTCCTGCTGCCTGGCCGAGCCAGGGGAGCCGTGCTACTCCACCTCCACCGACGAGCCACGTCCGTTCCCGCACCGGCTGCGCGCCCTGGCCGTCGCACAACGCCTCGTGCAGTGTGATCACTGTCACGGAGTCGGCTGGCGCCCGGAGGGGCTCGAAACCAAGGACGTCTGATGCCGAAGTTCGCGAGCGCGGTGGCGCTGCCGGAGCAAGCCAGTCCGGGCAATCCGCCGTCCGGATGGTGCGCCGTATTCGCCAGGCCCAATGCGGTGCTGTGGACGCGTAACAGTGCAGGTGCGGAACACCTTGTCGAGGCGGGGATTCTGTTCCCGTTCTCCCGCGCTGGCACTCTGACCACGGGCGCCGGGACGTTCCGGATCTACAACGACACCACCGCCACCCTCGACATCAAGGGCGTACGCGCGAGTGTCGGCACGGCCCCCACGGGCGCCGCGATCATCGTGGACATCAACGTCAACGGCACCACGATCTTCTCTACGCAGGGCAACCGGCCGACGATCGCGATCAGCGGAAACACCTCCGGCAAGGTCACGAACATGAACACGACGACGATCGCCGATGGGGCCTACTTCACCGTGGACATAGATCAAATTGGGAGCACCGTGGCCGGGGCGGACCTAGTAGTGCAGATTCTCTGCTGATGGCGACCGACACGTTCACCACGGCGGGCACATCTACGTGGACCTGCCCATCCGGGGTCACCAGCGTTGACGTCGAATGCTGGGGCGGCGGCGGCGCGGGCGGTGGCGCGTCCACGTCCAAGAACGGCGGAGGAGGCGGCGGCGGCGAGTACGCCAAGGTGACCGGCGTGGCGGTCTCGCCCGGCACCGGCTACTCCTACACGGTCGGTGCGGGCGGCACCGGCGTAGCCCAGGCGACCGGCGGCTCCGGAGGGAGCTCGACTTTCACGGGCACGTCCGTCACGGTGACGGGACACGGCGGCAGCGGAGGCGCTTCCGCTGCGGCGGGTGCGGGCGGTGCAGGCGGCACCGGCACGGCGACAGGCACGCATTTCAACGGCGGTGCGGGCGGTGCGGGCAACTCCTCCTGGGGCGGCGGTGGAGGTGGAGGAGGTTCCGCTGGTACCGCCGCCGTTGGCAACGCGGGGAGTAACGCGTCAACGAGCAGCGGCGCCGGAGGCGCGGGTGCGACGGCAGTCACCGGCGGTGGGCCTGGTGGTACCGGCGGCACTCAGGGGTCCAACAACGCGACAACTCCAGCATCCGGCCCTGGCGGTGGTGGTGGCGGGGCGGGCGGCACCAACTCGGGCACCTTGGCGGGCGCTGCCGGACGGGCGGGGCAGGTCCGGCTCACCTACACGGCGACGCTGTTTCAGGGCTGGGGTGTGCCGATATGACAAAGCCACACCCGATCCGCTAAATGATTGTAGAATTGAGGGGTCCGACCGGCCCGGTAGAGCGACCCGGGCATACCTTTGGAGACCCCCTGTGAGCCCTGCTATACCCATGCCCGAAATGCCGTCTAACGCCGCCATCGACATCGTGGTGGCGGCGTTCGCCGACCTGCTCTACGCCCCAGCCCTGGCCGTCGTGTGCCGCCTGCGTCCCACCGGCGACGTGGTGGGCGTCAACTCCTACGACTCCACCCTCCCGGCGATGCTCGCCGTCTGGGCCTGCTCCGATGAAGCCACTACGGCGGAGGCGCACCCGACCGGCCCACTGACCGCAGAAGAGGAGGAGCGATCCTGAACCCGTACGACCTCCACGACGCCCTGTCTGCGGCCCTGGAACGCACCCGGTGGCGCCCATCCCGGCCCTTCCGTATCCACCGGCACGCCATCCGCCTGACCCGCCCCAGCGTCGAAATCAGGGACGCTACGGGGGTGGTGCAGAGGTGGGACGCCGCCCGTTCAGACGAGGAAGGCCACGCCTTCACCCGGCGTCAGGCACGCGAGATCTGTGAAGCGTTGGTGCAGGTCATGAGAGCGAACGCGGCAGCGATGGAGGCTGACGTCCTTGCCAGATTCCGCAACGAGCGGTCATACTAAATGAGTGTACCCGTGAGCGACCGGGTCCACCCTCAAGGAGTGATGCTGCATGCCCGCACGTCCGCGTGACCCCAACGACCCCGACTTCCCGCACGGCACCGCACTCGGCTACCGGGCCGGATGCCGGGCCACCTACCCTTGCCCCGGAGCCTCCACGTGTTCGGAGATCATCCGCCTTGCCGACGCCGAACGTCGGCAGAAGGTCCGTCAAGGAGTTCCGCGCCGCTACCGCGTATCCGAACTTCGCACCATCCTGCGGACCTGGATCGACGACAAAGAGTGGGTGCACCAGCCTGTGGCTCGCGCAGCTGGACTGTCCCGCCATGGCCTCGAAAAGATCCTCAACGGGCAGGTGGACTCTGTCCTCGTCAGTACCGGACGCCGCATCGCGGCCATCACCGAAGACGACCTGATCGCGGCATCTACGACGAGCGTCCCCGCCCGTCTCATCAGGTGGAAGCTGGGTTCGCTGTGCGCCAATGGCTGGCCCGCCGCCGTGCAGGGCTCCCGCCTCGGATACGGCTACACCACCATCCTCCAGATCGTTACGGGACATCGTCGTCGCGTCGCCCGCGACATGCTTGACGACGTCAACGCCTTCTTTGACCAGATGTGCGCGATCCCCTACACCGGCATCCACCACATCCGCGCCAAGGACCTGGCCCGCCGGTACGGGTTCCGCACTCCCGACGACTACGCCCCAGACGGGCTGCTGTGGGAGGGCGACATCCGCAACGAGAAGATCGAGGAGCGTTGGGCCCGCCGCGACCGGGAAGCGCTGCTGCACATGCAGGTGGCCCGGATGGCGGTCCAGTACAACATGAGCCTGGGCGAGATAGCCAAGCAGTTGCGCCTGACGACGCCCGCCGTCGAGGACCATACGATCAGGCGGGCCCGCAAGGCGCTCGGCCTGGCCTGGGACGGCGGCAAAGCCCACGGCCCGAAGCCCGGCCAGGAGGAGCGCATCGCCCAGATCCTGGACGTGGTGGAGCGGTGGCGGCAAGCCGGTGAACTGGCTGACCCGCACCCCTTCTGCGTAGAGCTGGGCATGATGGACGCCCGCCTGTGGACGTCCCTGGACGGCAAGCCGAAACTGGAGGCTGCGTGACCGACATGCTGGAGGCGGATTTCGAGACGCCTCCGCCGCACAACATCGAAGCGGAGCAGTCGGTGCTGGGCGCCATGCTGATGTCCCGCGACGCCATCTCCGACGTGGTGGAGGTGGTGAAGGCGGACGACTTCTACCGCCCAGCCCACCAGATGATCTACGACGTGGTCGTGGACTTGTTCGGCAAGGGCAAACCGGCCGACACCGTCACCGTCTACAGCGTGCTGCAGAACAACGGGGAAGGGGGTCGCGTCGGCGGGCCGCTGTATCTGCATGAGCTGACGGCGGTGACGCCGACGGCTGTCAACGCCTCCCACTACGCCAAGATCGTGCGTGAGCAGGCGGTGCTGCGCCGCCTGCTGGAAGCAACGATCCGGGTGCAGAGCTGGGCGCGGAACCCGGCTGGGGAAAGCGCTGACGCGGTTCTGGAGCGGGCCCAGGCGGAGCTGGGCAAGGTGCCAGGGCTGCGGCCCAGCGACGACTACGCCCCGCTGTCCGACATCATGCCGGGCGCCCTGGACGAGATCGAGGCGGCGGGCGGCCGGGGCGGCGAGCTGGTCGGCATCCCGACCGGTTTCGAGGATCTGGACCGGCTCACCGGGGGACTCCACCCACAGCAGATGATCGTCGTGGCGGCCAGGCCCGCCATCGGCAAATCGACCCTCGGACTCGACTTCGCCCGAAATGCCGCCATCAAGCATGGTTTGACCACCGCCATCTTCAGCCTGGAAATGTCCCGGCTGGAGATCGTGCAACGCCTGCTGGCCGCCGAGGCGCGCGTCGTCCTGCACGGCATCCGAAGCGGCACACTCGGCGAAGACGACTGGACCCGCATGGCCAAGCGGATGGCCGCCATCACCGAGGCGCCGCTGTTCATCGACGACACCGCCAATCAGAACATGATGCAGATCCGGGCCAAGGCCCGCCGGTTGAAGGAGCGGCACGACCTGCGGTTCGTCGTCATCGACTACATGCAGTTGATGTCGTCGGGCAGCAGCCGGTCGGAGAATCGGCAGAATGAGGTGTCGGAGATCTCCCGGTCGATCAAGCTGCTGGCCAAGGAGCTGGAGATTCCCGTGGTGGCGATGTCGCAGCTGAACCGGGGCCCGGAGCAGAAAGCCGACAAACGCCCTGAATTGGTCCATCTACGTGAAAGCGGATCGATAGAGCAGGATGCGGACATGGTTCTCCTGCTGCACCGCGAAGACGCCTACACAAAGGAAAGCCCCCGCGCAGGCGAAGCGGACTTTATTGTCGCGAAACACCGCAATGGCCCCACAACGACGATCACCGTCGCCTTCCAGGGCCACTACAGCAGATTCGTCGATATGGCCCAGCCCCACAACTCCTAGGGACCACCAATGTCCAAGACCATGCCACCCGAGGTGGGCGAAGCCGTCAAGACGGCCCTCATCGCCGCCCTCGCAGGCGACCGCGAAATGGCCGCCACCGCAACCTCACTGATCGTCGAACATGGCATTAGGGCCGTCCACGGCGCCATGTGCGCCTGGGCCCACCTCATAGCCGACCAGATGAGCGACGGCCCATCTGGCGGAGACTTCTGGTACGTCGAAATCATCGACGTCACCACCGGGCAGCCCGTCACCCTTGACCAGACCACCATGTCACCGGAAGGGCGCGACGTCATCAGGTTGGTCACTTGCTACAAGAACGACGACCACCAGATGATGGCCGCCATCCTGAAGCCCTACTGGCAGGAGGAGTCTGACAGGCTGGCCAAACTGTTCCTGGCCATGCTCGCCATGGCCGCCGACGCAGCACGGCATGCCATCGACCGGCAAACCCCGGAAACGCCATGACCGGCAACGGCCGCCCAGCCGCCCCGGCCACCTTCTGGGTGGGGCGGGACTTCGGCGTCGGATTCACAGACCATGCCGTGCCGCAGGGCTCCACCACCGCAGGCAGCCCCCGGCCTGCCCGGTTCGAAGGTTACAAGGTTCCCTACAGGGCGTTGTGTGGGCGCCAGGTTTGGCTGCCCACCGACCGCGACTACCGCAAGATTGACTGGCCCCGGGATTCACGCACCTGTAAGACGTGCCTGCGGCAAGCAGAGAAGAAGATCACCCAAACGCCGTAACACCAACACATGAGGAGGTCCGTATGAGCGACACGGACACGGAGTTCACCCACTGCACCATGTGCGGCCACCCCACACCGGCGCACCCCGAAGATGAGAAGGGGCTGCGGCCCTGCCGCAGCGTCAACCACCCCGCCGGACTCAACTGCACCGAATGCGCCCGCCTCCTCGGCGGACCGGCGCTGGCCGCCATGCAGGAACGGCGCGGCCAGGTCCACACCGACCAGGACGGCCCGGAGGCGCGCGCCTGGGCCGCCTTCCATATCGTCCGCTCATGGGCCCAACACGAGTTCGGCGAATCCTGGCAGGCGTTCTACACCGACATCCACCAGTCGGCCCTGGCCGCCGCCCTGATCGAGTACGACAAGGCCCTGAAGGAGTCCGCGTGATGTTCGGGAGGAAGCGGCGGGTCAAGCGACAGGTGGCGATCCTGGTCGCCCTGTTCAACGGGCCCGATGGGGGGATGACGGGGATCGACCTCTACCACGCGCTGAACCTGTCGTGGTCGGGCAACCTGTATCCCGATCTGGCCAGGCTGGAACGCTCCGACTGGATCAACTCCCACTGGGAGATGACAGAGATCGACCAGTATGGGGAGGAGATACTCCCCCGCCGCCGGTACCGGCTCACCGTGCAGGGTCTGTCTCGCGTCCTGGCGGCGAAGAACCGGTCCGGCAAGGGGTGAGGCCGCCGCCTGGTTCCGCCGCAGGGGAGCGAAGATTACCCCACTTGGAAACTAAGTGCGTGTGCAACGACATCTGGGTATGATCAGGTCAGAGGGGTGATGACCGTGGTGAAGCCCTACGACCACCAGGCCGTCGAATGGCGGAACGAAGACGGCTACCGTGAGTGCCTGAAGTGCCCGACCCCGATTACCGGCATCGGGCCCACTCTGCGGCACATTAACGAGGCGGTGCGTCCGGCCGCCATCGACCCCGCCGACCGCGCCGGTATTGACGCCTGCGTCGAGATGGGAACTCAGGCACTCGCCGACATGTGGACCGACCGCGTCACCGACCGGGACCGGGCGCGGGTGGTCGTGGAGAGACTGCACGCCGCCGGACGACTGAACACCAGCCGCCGGGTACGTGTGGCCGCCTGAAAACGACAACATCGAGGGTGATCTGACAGCGCGGTCCGCGCGATCCTCGACCGCCCCCCGGAGCTGGGCTCAACGGGTAGGTCTTACGCCGAAGGGGTGCGCGACTCTTTGGCCGCCGTCAGGCCCTCGATGTGCCGCCTCCCTCATCGCGGGCGCCTGCGGGGCAAGGTGGGTCCGCCGACTCCCAAGAGGGATATCTCCGACCACCAGCCACCCCATGCAAAGGGCGGCAAGTGACGGGCCCATGGTAGCCGTTATTTAGCGTATCGGCCGCCGGTCAGGGCGAGACGTAAGCGCCTCGCTCCTCCCATGCTGGCCGTCATGACCGCGTCGCTGCCGCCGGGTGCCCGTGAGCTGATCCAGCGGGTCTACGCCTTCGCCATGGCGTTGCAGTCGGGTGGGCTGGATACCGCAACGGTGCGCGCCGCCATGCTGATCACGTCGGGTGAAGCTTTTTTGTTGCTGGATTGTGCCCAGGGTGAAGCATGGGAGATGTTCATGGAGACCCCGGCCGGGGCGCAGCCCCGTACGACCCGGTTCAACCTGGCCGTTTCTCCCCGACCGGGGATGGCGTGGGCGAAGCTGTTCGGCGTCACCCTGATCATCGATTCTGATGTTCTGCCCGGCAATGTCCCGTAAACGCCCCGTTACCGCCTCGCTACCGCCCGCCGCACCCCTGTGTCATGATGCGGCCAATCTTCAACGGGTAAGAGCGACCCCTGGGAGCACCACATGATGGAAACCACCAACCCCCGGTTCCTGCCCGGCAGTATCTCCGGACAGGCCATGACCCACGACGACAACGGCCGCAAGGTGGACACCCGCTACGGCATCGTCGTCACTGGCACCGACGGATGCCTCATCGAACACCCCGTCGCCGGAGAGATCACTATCGCCTACGCCGTCGGCGGCGTGGTGGACGACACCACCGACCGGGTCCGCGCCCTCTACCTCCTACCCCCCGCCATGGTTGCGCAGGTGGTCGGCGAACTGGCCGGGCTGCTGCTGCGTGCCGACCCGGTGGCCGCCGCCGCCACGGTCGGCCGCCTCGCCGACATGGTCTCCCCGCCGTCTCCGCCGGAGCAGGAGACGCTGCCCGCCGGATCCGTCCTGGCCGAGGGCGAGCCGGAGGAGGGCCTGGCAGCGGCCTGACCTGCGGTTCTTGTCTATACAAAAGAAACCAGAAATACCTCTTGACGTCTCGTGCTAGATGACTGTACCTTTGGGTTATCGAAAGAACGAAGAACACGGCAGGAGGTGCACAGCAGGTGACCAACCGACAGGCCACAGACCCGAACACCGGGACCCAGAGCCACACGCGCCTGGTGCACCCCGACACGGGCTTCGCCTCCGAACGGGTGGCAGACGTGTAAATCCGGAAAACCGGATGACACCGAAGCCGCCCGACCGGGAACCTGAATCCCGGGGCGGCTTCACCACCGCCCCGGCCCCAAACTCCATACCGATGTAGCTCAATGGCAGAGCGCCGCCCTGTTAAGGCGAGGACTGCTGGTTCGAATCCAGCCATCGGTGCGCACCCCACACCGCCACCACGGGGTGTGTACGGGTAGGAGCCCCAGCCGGGGCGCGTTGAAAACTCAACAGTGGAAGAAGACACCTAAGAAAGGTGTGCACGGGCTCCGTGGGCCGCCGGATATGCGACCCTAGCCCGGACCTGTCGCCAAGCAAACGCCTCACGGGCCAAGCGAACGCGGCAACACCGCGCCGACTCGCTTCCGGCGACCCACGGTCCCGTACACGCCGACTTCGCCCCGGGCGCCATCCCGGGGCATATGAAAGAATTCCCGAACCTCATTCACAGCCCACAACCCGGTCCGCCGGTAACTGTCATGCGCCGCGAATGAGGCAAGGGGATCGGGTGGATGCCGGAAGCCAACAGGTTCCGCGATGACGCGGCGCCATGGCCCGGCGGGTAGCTAACCCCAGATGGTCAGTGATTCCCGCTACCGGTCGGCGCACGATTCGTGCACCCGGCGACCGGCATCCACCCCCACGGGCTTGAGTCCAGGGGACGCCCCACCCTTGCAAGGTGCGGGAAGACGAGTTCGAATCTCTCCAGGTCCACGCGGGGTCCAATACGGTGCCCGACGCGCTGGCGCACAGTCAGACGCGAAGGGGTTCCTGCGCCACGGCGCTCACCTGCGGGCCCCACCAACTTCCGGCGGCAGACGCAGGCAGGCCACCTGCACACCTGACCGTCGGACGCGCCGCAGCTCATGGCGAGAGCACCCCGTAAGGCCAGGGGAAGGGTGCGGGTTCGAATCCCGTCGGTGCGCAAGGGTGAAGCCGGGAGGCAAGCGTGAGCGTCGTACTAGTCACCGACGTTCGGTCTAGCACCTCGTGGATGATCCCCAGGACCGCAGCCGTTGGCGTGGCAACCCTTAGCGGGGATAGTCGCCAGTTCGAATCTGGCCGGTCCACAAGGAGAAGACAGGTGGGTGGCAGCCGACCGGAATCTCCTTTCAAAAACACTGGAAAGGCTGCCTCCGCAGGGACCGGATATGTCCCACCGCCGAGGGGTCGGGTAAGTCCCCTCTGGACGGGCGAGAAGCAGAAGCCGATCGCCACACCGGGAGAACCGGCTGTACCCGGCGCCCGTCCCATATGGGCCTGTAGCTCATCAGGTAGAGCGACGCCTCGGCAGGGCGTAGGCGGGAGGTTCGAGTCCTCTCAGGTCCACTGTGTTGCGCACACACCGCAGATGATCGGAACATCATCAGGGCCGTCAGTCTAAGGAAGACTCGCCTCCGACGGGGGGCGGATGCGGGGGCTCGGATCCCGCCGGTCCACTTCGGGTACTTCGGGGAGCGCTCCGTGGTTGGTCGCTCCGACGCAAGAGGAAACAGCCCCCGAAGTACCCGTCACTGTGGATGTAGGGCAGTGGTAGCCCACCTCGTTTGGGGCGAGGAGTGCGCAGGTTCGAATCCTGTCATCCGCACGCAGGGACGTTCTCGCGGACGTCCCGACCGGATCCCCCGATCCATGCGAAATCGCGGACCTGAGAGCCCCTGAGGGCCGCGTAGGGCGGGGGTAACCCGTTCGCCGGGGGGTCCGTTTTTACCACCCCCAATGCTGGAGGTTCATGTGACCAAGATCCCCCTTGGGTTGGAACTTCACCCCAAGTACCTGATGCTCAGTCTGGCAGGTGACATGCGCTTGGCGAAGGAGCGCGGTGACTCGGTGGCGTTGGCTGATCTGCGAACGTCGATGGCAGATGCTCGCGGAGCCCTGTGTCTTGCCGAAGGAATCGCTATTGACGATATCGACCCGCGTGGCGGCTATGACCTGGCGTAGACGTCTGTCGATGATTTCTGGCGGCATAGCTCAGTGGTAGAGCGCCTCGCTCATAACGAGAAGGTCGCAGGTTCGAACCCTGCTGTCGCTACGCAGTGGTTCGGCGCCAATCTTCGGGGTGGTTCCCGGGAAAACGCGCCGATCACCCGTGATGAGTCTCCAGTCCGGTAGGCGGCTTCGGTCGCCTGCCGGGAACCGCCGGGGATCCGGTGAGGTGGCCGGTCGTCCTCAATCGAGGCAATCCCATCACGGAGGGGGAACTGACCTGGAGACGTCCGGACGTCAGCCAGGAGGGCCACTCCCCCGCAAAATGCCTGTGATCGCAAAGGGAGAGCGACCCCTTTACCAGGAGGACGATATGGCTGAATCCGGCGTTGCGGACTGCACCTGTTGCGGCGTTCACATGATGGTCAACGACATCGCCAATCCGGGCGTGTGCGCTGACTGCAAGAAGAACCCGTGCGGGCCAGGTTCCTGGCACGACGAGTAACCATCCCCGTGCGGGTGACCGCCTGCACGGCAAGCCTGTGTAGCTCAAGGCAGAGCACCACGTTGTCAGCGTGGGGGGCGCGGGTTCAAATCCCGTCGCAGGCGCGGTGAGAGGGTCCTTTGGCCTGGCAGCGCAGGTACGCCGTACGCGGGGACCTGCGGCCCTCTCAGCACAGTGTCCACCCATGGGTATGGGGGCCGTCACCCTCGGACAGAAGGCGGCTTAGCGATCGGCGGACGGGGCGGAGAGACCTCGGGAGCCTGTGCGGCGTGGTGTACACGCGCCGCGCAGGGGTGGGACCGAGGGCCGATCGTGAATATGACCAGGAGGAGGTGATCATATTGCGCAGAAAGTTGACAGTTGGTGACGCCGTCGTCGTGCTGATCGAGGGCGTAGCTCAGATGAGGAAGGACCTTAGGGAGTCGAACGCTAGGGCCAAACAGAACTACGAAAGGCGCCTCGCGGCCCGTGCTTCCAAGGGGAAGAGTTGACGTTGTCCGACGGCCGCCCCGAGCCGCAATCGGGCAATGCCGCTGAAGACCCTGCTGGTTGGGTTGCCAGGCTTTCACCCTGGAGGTCGCCGGTTCGATTCCGGTCAGCGGCACGGCGACGGTGTACAACGTCGCAAGTTAGATCATGATCCGGTTCGACTCCAGGTCCGGCGAAGCGGCAGCGGATGCGCATCCAAGTCGTAGAGGGGTTCGACTCCCCGGCAGGCGCCCATGATCTAACGCACGCTCGTATGGCCCAGAGGACAAGGCGCCTCCCTCCGGAGGAGGAGACCGCAGGTTCGAATCCTGCTGCGAGCACGGCCCGGGGGGCGTGGCACTCCCCAGCGGTACCGCACTGTACGAAGGTCCGCGCGGTAATTCGTACGGTGGGCATACGTACCGGCTCGTTCGAGTCCGGATGTCACAAGGCCGCTGAAGACTCTGCTGGTTCGGGTCGTCAGATTCTCAATCTGAAGGTCGCCGGTTCAATTCCGGCCAGCGGTACGTCACAGAGAAAGGAGGGACAGCATGAAGTTCAGTGGATCGTGGAAAACGTGTCATGACAAAGTCGGCAACCCCTACGAGTTGGGGTGGGATGAGGACGGGCATGCCGTCCTCATGCGAATCCCCAGTGACGGTCGAACTGAGGCCCTCGTTCTCGACTACGACAAGCTTCGGGAGCAGCTCTACCAGGTGAACCCGTACGCTTCGGACGGCGACGACACGTGACGTCGCAAGTCAGATCGTGAGCCGGTTCGACCCTCGACAGGCGTCCACGATCTGACGCACGCCCGTATCGCCCAACTGGACAGGGCACCCACCTCCGGAGTGGGGCATGGTGCAGGTTCGAATCCTGCTGCGGGTACGCGAGAGTGAGGCACATCACGCCTCACTCCAGCCCTGGGTAGCCCAATTGGTAGAGGCATCGTCCCGCCGGGGCCCGTTTGTCAGGGGTAAACCGTTCAGCCCGTACTAGTCGGGCAGGGCGGGGACCTGGCCGGGTAATCCCGAATACGGGGGCGGAAGTTGCTGGTTCGAATCCAGCACCAGGGACGGCGGGAGCGCCCGGGAACCCTTACCCCGGGCTCTGGCCCTTGGGAGGCTGGTCGGCGAAGCGTACGCGTTGCGGAGAAAGCCGGTCGGTCGTGGCCTAGGCCGTAGTGAAGCGGCACCCGCACCTTCTCCCGGTTGAGCGACTCGGGAGTCTCACAGGAGGCGCCCATGGCGGGCAATGCGGAGTATGGGAAGTTGACCGACAAGCAGCTTGACCAGGTCGCCAAGCATGCCGCGAAGGGTTTCATCGCGGAGCTGGACGGCGACAAGGCGGAGTCGGATGCGCATTACGAGCGGGCCAGGACGGTCGCCCGTAGCGCAAAGATCAACAACAAGAAGTGACCTTCCCGGCTGATCCGAAAGGCGAGTGTGAAGCAGTTCAACATCGGCCGCCTGATGTGGTGGTCGCCCACCACGCTCACCTGCTGGTGGAAGCCAACGATTTTCAAGGGTGAGGACGAGTTCTGCAACCCGTCCATAGCGGCGATCATTCCGCCGTTCGGGGCGCTGATCCTGTTCTGGCGGCCTGGTCCGCTGAGGACGCGCCCGTGCACGGAATGCGCCGCACTGGGCGGTGAGAACGACCTGGCCGGTTAGGTGGGGGTCCGGTCGCGGGGTGAGACGCCCGCGTGGTCGGCCAGGAGATCGTGCACGGCAGGGCTGGAAGAGCGGTAACACGCATTGCGACGGAAGTCCCTGGCCCTGTCGTGCATCATGCCCGTGTAGCTCAATGGATGAGCGCGACGCTACGAACGTCGAGGATGCAGGTTCGAATCCTGTCGCGGGTACGTCCGGAATCACCTGAAAGTCATCGAGTATGGGTGACCGGCCCCCGCACGGCCGTGCGGGGGAGCGCCTGGTGGGCGGCGCTGTACAGCAGCCCACCACCCAACGGGAGAGCGACCCGACAGGAGAACCATGGACATACAGAAGCTTGTTGAAGACCTGCTGGCTGACATCGCCCGTGAAGACGCCAGAGTCAACAACGCGGACGGGCCACTCCCTGGAGCGGCGACCGCCCGTAGCGCCTACAAGACGGCGCTGGGACGCGTCCTGGCGGCAACGGAGGGCGTGCACGGCGTACATCGGACGACGGCGTTCGAACGTGGCCGCCGATACTTCGACCAGGCACCGTAACGAAAATTCCCCGCCAGGTTGACACCCCCCTAGCCAGGAGGCGACATGTTCGGACGAAAGGCACGCGAACTGCGTGAGATCGAGGCAGACATAAGAGAGATCAATAAGCGGATAGCGGCCAAGAAGGATGCCACAGCGGCAGCGGCCACACGCGTCATAGACGACGAGAACAAGACACCCGACCACTAGCTTCTGCGGCCGGGTGAGATCGAAAGGCTCTCAAGCTCATGGGGATGAGCGCCGGACTGAAGATCCAGAGGACAGAGTTCGACTCTCTGGGGAGCCACGCACGACGGTGCAGGTGAACTTAGTAGCTGGGTTGCCAGCGAAGGGGGATCCGGAGCGTCGTCGAGCACGCGGGATGAACCGGATCGGAAAGGGGGAAACCCCTACGGATACCGTCAGTGTTTGCGAGCTGATCACTCGTGGGCACCCGGGCCGTTTCCCGCCGTGGACCAGGCCCCCGGAAAGGGCACGGAAATCCTAGGAAAGCGGGGTTCGATTCCCCGCCTGGTCCCCATGCCGTACAAGCATTGTGGCGATGTCCCGCGCTTCCAACGCGGGGAGCGGAGTTCGACTCTCCGGTACGGCTCTACACCCCACTTGGGTGGGGTGCCCTGATACTGCACCGGCGGGATTGGCGTCCCCCGGGCGGGTCAGGGATCGTCCGGCAGGCCGACGCTAACCGGCCGGACGGAAAGCGCCGTGAGCATGGATGGTTATGCACTCGACTCTTAATCGAGAGAGCAGGGTTCGAGTCCCTGACGGCGCACGGGGGTGTAGTCCAACGGCAGAGGCGCCGCATTCAAAATGCGGATGATGCCGGTTCAAATCCGGCCACCCCTACGCGAAGGAGGCGAATGTGATGTTCACGGCGGGTGAGACGTAGACGGCTTGCCCATCCGGGGCGGGCCCGCACGTCGGAGTCCGAATGTCCCGTACTGTTCACCACGTCCCCTACAACCACCGCACTGGCACCCGGCGTTACGACGCCGACGGTCGCCTCTACATCTTCGCCTGGTGGCGTGCCACCTACCCGAGCACCGCCAACGAGATCCGGTCCGCGCTGCGCTACAGCGCCGCCGCGCTGGCCCAGGCTGAGCGCGCCGGGCACCGTCCGCGCCCGGACCGGGTGACCCGCCGCCTGGAGGCGGGCACCTACCCGCGTACCTTCAACCTGGGGCACGTGATCGGCGGCATCTCCAACCGTCAGGAACGCGCCCTGCGCGCTGCCGATCGGGCCGTTGGCCGGGAGGCCGGCAAGATGCTGCGAGGCGCCCAGGATGCCGTACAGGCCGCCTGGGACGTCGAATACCCGGACCCGCGCCACCGCCACTTCGGCGTGTGGGACTCCTGGTAGATTTGCCCGTCCGTAGAGCAGGCGGATAATTGGCGGGCCCGGCTGCAACCGGGTCTGCTCCTTCCCGGATGGCGGTGGCCGTCAGCAGGGTTCTGGCCCCTGTGTCTCTAGGTTCGATTCCTGGTCCGGGAGCATTGGGTATGCCGGTTCGACTCCGGCGGCCGACCGTCCCCGCGTCGCGAGTGGGGACGGCCGGTGACGGTCAACGGCGGTTCGAGTCCGCACCGGCTCGCGACGGAAGGGTACCGAATAGGGTCGCTCCCGCCCTCTCGGGCTTGTCGGCTGCTCCCGAGGTGATCCGGAGGAACCGTCACGGTGTCGGGTCGCGTCGTTGAGACGTGTGGCAGGGTCGTTCTCCTCGCGCGAGGGGCGGCCGGAGTTCGATTCTCCGCCCGACAGCTCAGGTGGTGGCGTGGACAGCCGCAGAAGGACGAGAGGGAGCGCGCCGGGCTGGTTGGGCGCTTTGGAGGCTTTGTCCCCCTCGTCGCCATCATCTGCCAGGGCCCGTAACTCAATCGGGCGTGACCGCGCGATCCGGATACGAGGTGGCCACCTCCGTCCGGGGGCGGTGTGCGTCATAGGGAGAGCCGGAGATGCGGGTTCGAATCCCGCCGGGTCCACACGGGGGTGGCGTGGACAGCCACAGAAGAACGGGAAGGAGACCGCCGGGCTGGTTGGGCGGTTTGGCTGCAGAATCCTTTCCGTCGCCACCCTCTTCCGTCTGCCGCCGCGCCATGGATGCGACGCCCCCCTTGTAAGGGGGTAGGCCCGGTTCGATTCCGGGGGGCGGCTCGTTTTGTCGGTGGCGGCCTGTAGAACCGTCCTGAAGCGCTTGTGGCCCAATGGCAGAGGCGTCGCACTAAGGATGCGGATGATCCGGGTTCGAGTCCCGGCGGGCGCACGCACCACACAGGATCGTCCCGGTGTCTTGTCCGGCGCCGGGACGGCAACCCCCGGAAGAAGGAACACGCCACCCATGGCCATCCCCGTGAGCCTTGCCGCCATTCAAGAGCTGGAGCCTGAAGGCTTCGACCTGCTGATCCGTCAAAACATCGGCTATCCCGACCCTCGTCGCCACGACGACGTCTCGGTGACCGAAAAGCGTCAACAGCTTTGGGGGATGCTCTCCGGGCCGTCGCTGATCGAACGGACCGAGCAGGCTCTGGTTCGTCTGCTGCGTGCCCTGGACGACCAGATCGCGACGCGGAGAGCAGAGATGGACTCCTACCATCAGCAGTGCTGGAATCTGGGCGAAGAGGGGAAACGCAAGTATTTCGCCGCCAAGGGCGAATATGACCTGTGGCGTACGAAAATCCTCAAAGACAAGCAGATCATCAGCTTGCGGCATTCCGACATCAAACGGATCCGCGCAGCCTCCGGGCCGAACAAGCTGAACGGCAGGCATCCGGCAGAACCTAATCCGGACAAGCGCAAACGGAACCAGGACACCCTGTTCCGCCTCGCCTTCGCGGTCGTTAAGCACCGCGACACCGCCGAAGCAGAAGGCATCCTGCCAATGCCGCATGACGTGGAACTGCATGCGAAGGTGGACGATCTCGCCTTCTATAGTGGCTCCGGCGAAGAGATCTCCCTGTCGGACTGGGTTGAGGAGATCAGCTCCAGGCCGGAGTTTCAGCCCCGGCCGGACATGTAGGCCCTTCGGGGTCACGCCCTTGTAGCTCACTGGCAGAGCAGCGCCCCCGTAAGGCGTTCGAGGCGGTTCGATTCCGCCCTTGGGCTCGCATTCTGGGATGCCGTGCTGGCTCGGCGGCCGGATTTTGGTTCCGGTTTGCTCAGGTTCGATTCCTGATCCCAGAGCGGTGGTGTCCGGGCCGGGCGTTCACGGCCCGGACACCCCTACCCGTTTGCCCTTCGCACCTGGTGTGCACCCGTTCTTGGTACGAACGGCCTGCCCGGTTCGACTCCGGGGTTGGGCTCTTTCCGTGACCGGAGGATGGTCGCCCCGGCCCCGTCCACACCCGAGTCGTCGGTCCACCGGTCACGGAACTTGTGGGTGAAGTGTCAGCGGTCGCACATCGCCTTGCCAAGGCGGTAGGGCGGGTTCGAATCCCGGGGTCGGCACCAGTCCCAGAAATGGCCGTGCCCCTGGCGGGATGCGGTGCAGAGCCGGACCAGGGGCGTACCACTCCAAGGTAGCACCGGCAGGCGCTAGATGGAAGTATCGTGGAGAGGTGCCAGAGAGGTAATGGGACGGCTTGCTACGCCGCTGCCCGGGTCACACCGGCGGGGGTTCGATACCCTCCCTCTCCGCTTTCCTCGGGTGGCCAAGCGGTGAAGGCACCCGGCTGATAACCGGGCGACGGCAGGTTCGACTCCTGCTCCGAGGACCATGGAAGGTGACCGGCAGGTGCCGGGACGCGGCTGGAATCCGCGTGGCCGTCGGCGGCGGCCGAAGTTCGAGTCTTCCGCCTTCCGCTGGACCCACCCCTCAACACGGTGGGGGAAAATGACGCCACCAAGGAGGTGGCCGCCGATTTAAACCGGATGAGGGCTGGTGTGAACGGCCCTGGGGTTCGAGTCCTCCATTTTCCGCCCTTGACCTAAGACGCTAAATGGATGTATCTTTGGGGTGTTGGAGAGCGACCAACCCCCACGGAGGACCCCATGGACACGCCACAGAACGTTACCGACTACCCGCCGATGCAGGGCCAGGAATACGACTGGCACGACGGTCGCTACCGCATCTGGACCTTCAATGAAGCCCCCTACGGCCGCTTCCCGACCTACGCCGACGGCGGGCCGCCGATAGTGACTCACGCCGAGTGGGGAGTGTCGTTCCCGCGACTGTGCAAGGTGATGTCCTCGCCGTCCGTGGTCGCAGCCGACGACGGCAAGATCGAGCTGAGTATCAGACAGATCAAGTACAAGCCCGAAGGCGGCTGCGACATCATCAGGCACCCGTTGGACGGCACCAAGTACGACACCGACGCCGACGCTCGGCGGGCCGCCTACGAAGCGGGCGTGATCGCCTACATGGTGTACGTGAAGGATGAGGCGAAATATGGGCTATGACCCGGACGACCCGGAGTCGGGCTGGCACGAGTCGATCGACTACCGGCCCGACGGGGAAAGCCGCCACACGATCCCGGCGGAGATCTGCCTCGCGTGCAGCGACATGGCCACCGGGCGGCTGGTGCCAGTGTCGTTCTGCCCGGTTCTAGGACCGGGCGTGGCGATGGAATGAAACGATCGTTTCGGATCGTGAAAGGTTCGCGTCGTTGGCGCAATGGATAGCGCGGCCGGTTTCTACCCGGATGGTTGGGAGTTCGAATCTCTCACGGCGCACGTACGGAGGGTCTATGACCTGGTTCTATCCCGACTGTCAGCAGTGCGGCGGCAGGATCGTTCCGGAGGGACTGGATCGTTCGGAGGAGTGGATGGGGTGGCTGGTCTGGCCGCCGCACTGTGAGGACTGCGGGATGGTGATCGCCAATCCTGCGTGACATGCCCCTGTAGCTCAATTGGCAGAGTAGGCGCCTTTTAAGCGTCGAAATCCGGGTTCGAATCCCGGCGGGGGTACGGCGAAGACGGTCTACGTCTTCGCGGGTGCGGGAAGAGCGACCCCGCGCGAAGGAGAGGATGTGCACGTGGACAAGTTGATCCTGTTGGACGTGGATGGTGTGCTCGCACCGTTCGGGCGTCCCGGTCCGCAGTGGCAGGCGCACAGGCTGACCTGCCAGGGCGAGACGTACAACGTCCTGCTCAACCCCGAACATGGACCGGTGCTGCTGGAGCTGGCCGAGACGGTCGGCGCCGACCTGGTGTGGGCGACCATGTGGAGCCACGACGCAAACGCGCATATCGCTCCCCTTCTGGGGCTGCCTCAGTTGCCGGTCATCGACATGCGGGAGGCGGTGGAGCCGGGGGATGACTACCGGGTGCACCGCAAGACGCCGAGGGTGGCGAAGTTCGTGCAGGGGCGGCCGTTCGTCTGGTTCGATGACGAGCTGACCAGGCGTGACAAGGTGTGGCTGAAAGGGCATCCGGGCGTCGGCGACTTCCGGCTGATTCACACCGGGTGGCAGCATGGTGTATCGGCCAAGCATTTCGCACAGGCTCGCGAATGGTTCCGAGTAGAGTCGGCAACTGTTGCGTGAGAAGGGTCAGGCGCCATCCCCAGGAATCGGAGGGGTGATCTGGGTATGCGCTGCCTGGCCCTACAAGCTCCGCTGGTCTGGTGGTCTGGATACCTGATTCTCAATCAGGAGGTGCGGGTTCGATCCCCGCGCGGAGTACGTAAGTCCCTGGTCGCCGTGGACGAAGGGTAGAGTCACCAGACTTTCAATCTGGGGTTTTGCGGGTTCGAATCCCGTCGGCGGCACGTTGGTGGAGAGCGACCCACCCGAAGGAGATGAGTGATGATGAAGGCAGCTCTACCGGCATTCGCCATCCTGTGGCTGGCCATAGCCGTAATTGTGATCGTTGTGGCTATTCCGTGGATGACCGAGAAGATCGACCACGCGAAGCGGAAGAGGCAGGTAATCCAGGACGCGCGGCGCTCCCGGCAGATGGAACGCTGGCTGGCCGCCAGGCCGACCGGCGACGACCGTGACCACGCGTTGCAGCAGGTGGCCGACGCCTATGCCGATCGGCGCCTGAGCCTCGTAGAGCATGAGCAGCGTGTCGCCGTCATTGAGACGGCGACGACGAACCGTGCGATCGAGGACGCACTAAAGGATCTCCACGTAGTGGAGCGTCCCAAGTAGGATGGGACGTAGCGGGGTGGAGCAGTTCGGTAGCTTGCTGGGCTCATAACCCAGAGGTCGCAGGTTCAAATCCTGCCCCCGCCACTCAGCGGGCCGACGCCTGGATCCCGTCTCAGGCGTCGGCCTTCATCGTCAGGAGCGATGATCCGGAAGTCCTGCAAAAAGCTGCGCGATACCTCACTCGCGCCCGATCGGTGTAGCTCAGTTGGTAGAGCAGCCGCCTCCAAAGCGGAAGGCCGGGGGTTCGAACCCTCCCACCGGTGCTGGTCGAACCCGGACCAACCTAGCGATACCCACGGCTGTATCGCCCCCTGAAAGCCTGGGCCGACCGGCCGGGCCCGCCGACGGCAGACAGGGAACGCAAGGGACTACCCTGCATGCCGGGATCCGGGTTCGACCACAAAAGGTCGTGTAGCTCAGCTGGTAGAGCACCGCTTCGACACAGCGAAGGTCGCAGGTTCAAATCCTGCCGCGACTACATGGGAACCAAACGCCGTCAGCAGCGGCCAGACGACATCTCATCGGCAATCACGACAGAGGAGAGCCTGCGGGAGGCGACTAGTGAGGCCAGGGGCGTCCTGAAGGATATGATCGCCGAACGCAAGGCGCTGCAAGCGCTCATCGACCGCATCCCCCAGCTCACCGACCAGGCGGTCAACGACCGGCTGAAGGCCGAAGTCGCCAAGCTGGCGGATGCGACCGAAGCGGCGATGCGTCACGCGGTCGCCCGCGTCAATCAGACCTTTGACGAACTGGCCGCCGTCCTGCTCGGCGAGGACAAGGCGTCGAAGCGGGCCGGTAAGGCATCGCTGAACGAACTCATCCAGATCCGCTATGGCGATCGAGAACAAGTCGTCCGCGTTCAGGTGCCGCCGCTGGTCAGCGGTTGCGGTCACGATCACAAAACAACCTAGACTTGAACGCTAAATGACTGTACGCTGTTTGGTGTATGGTCAAGCCCGGTTAGCTCAACGGGAGAGCAACGCCCTTACAAGGCGAAGGCGGGGGTTCGACTCCCTCACCGGGTACGTCAGAGCGACACAACCACAGGAGGAACGCATGGGATTCGGCAAGAGCGCGAGCGAGGACGACAAGCCGAAGAAGGCTCCGAAGATCTGGCGCCGCCAGAGGGCCGTGGCGGAAGACGACAAGTACGGCTTCAAGGCGCTGCGGCGGAGCGAGGAACGCGCCAAGATCTTGCGAGGGAATGGGTGGTGACTGACATGCAGAATTGGCACGTCAAACTGATCCTGGGGGGCTTCGCGACGAAGGCGGATGCGGAGGAGGCGCGCACCAGGCTGTCGTCTCTGCCCCCCGGCAGGGACGTGGTGCCGAACGTTATGCACCTGACCTGGGTGGGAGACCCCGCCAATACGGCGGTGCAAGCGACCTTCGTCGTCGAAGCGCGTGATGCGGGCGTCGCCACGGTGCGGACGTTGGAGACGCTCCCGGTGCTGGGTGAGCAGGTTGACGTCTACGAGGTCAACGTGTTCAGGGCGTCGCCCGACTCGGCGGAAGCGGCGCGGCGTACCGCGAGCCGCCTGGCGAAGTAACCGGCGGCACGGCCTGTAGCTCGAAGGACCGAGCAGATCTCTCCTAAAGATCAGGTGTGGGTTCGATTCCCTCCAGGCCGACTGTGACCGATCCGAATTGGTTGAGGAAGGGGGCTGTGAACCCCCGGAGCCGAAAGGTTCATGCGGGTTCGAGTCCCGTCGGTCACCCCAAGCGTCAGTTGAGCAGTTGGTCGCTCAGCAGCCTGTAAAGCTGTGGCCCTTCCGGGCATTGGGAGTTCGAATCTCTCCTGGCGCACATGAACGAAGTGGTGATTCTGGACGCGTCCGATCTGGTCGCGCGGTTGCAGCGAGGAGAGTTGGACGCCGCCGGATTTCTGGCTGCCGTGGTGGACCTGGAGCAGTCGCAGCCGGGCGGCGCCGTACGATTCGACGCGACCCGATGACACTGAACGCCCCACATTCGGAGACGTCCGCGCGTACGTTGGCGGAGGCGCTTTGCAGTCCTCTGACCTGCGGGAGTGAGACTTGGCACACAAATGGGTCCTGCTGCTCATCATCGTCGGAATGATGCTATTCATCGTCGGCAGACGATTCCAGGTGATGTTGGACCTGTGGCGCAGATGGCAGGGTACTCTGGCCGCACTTCCGAAAATGGAGCAGGACGCCAAGCGCGGCGTGTGGACGTTCATCAAATTGGCGGCCCTGGTCCTCCTGATCGTATGGGCGGCAGCCATACGTCTGAATACATAGCCTGGGTTCTCGCTGGCGCGGGAGGCGGCCTGCAAAGCCGTCGGTTCAGGGGTTCGATCCCCCCTCAGGCTTCGAAAAGAAGGCGGAGCGCCGTTGCCCGCCCAGACGACGAGTTTTCCCTATTAGTCCAATTAGCAGTCAATCGCGGGTCTTACTACTTTTGCCCTTGATAAGGCTGCCATCAGATGTTTCAGTACGCCCCGGCAAAGCCTGGGAAGTTCCCCGGGGTTCGGCATTTCGGGCAACGACGCTCCGCGCATCAATGTAGCAGGTGCCACCGCAGCAACCGGCGTGATCGTCTTCTTCCACGGTTGAGTCAGCGAAAGGATGATGCGGTTAGACCGCGACGCTACCGGCCGCTGCCTACCACCCTGGGCGGGTGACACTTAACGTCTGCTCCCTGAAGGTCGTGGATCCGCAGGTGGTGCCGGTCAGCGGCGACTACTACCTGGTGCGTTTCCCGTACGGCGCGGCCGAGTCGTTCGACCCGCACAACATGCACCCCGCCGCCCAGCCCGTGGGTGGAGCCTCCACCTATCCCGACGCCCGCTCAGGGCTGATCTGGCCGATCACGGCTGGGTGGGGCAGCCTGACGGCGATGGTGTTCTGGGCCGCCGGTAGCTCCACGGAGTACCGGGCCCAGTTCGTCCGTGACCCCCTCAACCTGACCACCGGCGCCGACTCCACGGCTACGGTGGACGACAGCCCGACGCCGGGCGGCCAGTACCGGCACTATGCGCATGAGATTTTCGTGTTTCCGAACACACCGATCGGGTTGATGATCAAGCATTCCGGGTCGTCCCCCCTGAACATCACGTTGGCGGAGTTCAAACTGGCGATCCAGGACGACGTCGCCGCGATGCCGCCGCCTCCTCCCCTGCTGCCCGGCAGGTCCTTCCCCGGGTGAGCGAGGTCCGGCTGAACTGGTACGAGTTCCTGGGCGCCGCCCATGTCGGCCTCCTCCGGTTCGCCACCTCCGGGTTGCAGAACCTGGACCCGCACCAATCCACCGGCAGCCCGCGCTCCTGGATGGAGCGTCTGGCCGACGAGATTTACGGGGCGTGCGCGGAGCGGGCATTCTGCAAGGTGCGGTCGCTGTACTGGGACGGCTCCGTCAACACCTTCCACGGCAAGCCGGACGCGGGCCGCGCCTGGGAGATCCGGGCCACCCCCCGCGCCGACGGCTGCCTGATCGTCCGAGACAACGACCCGGAAGACCGCTGGTACGTGCTGGTCATCGCCGACCCTCCGACCTTCCGGGTGGTCGGCGCGATGCAGGGCCGGGCGGCGCGACGGCCGGAGTGGATGCGCAACCCGGGCGGGCGGCGGCCGTCATGGTTCGTGCCGCAGCAGGCCGTGCCGCCGCTACCGGCACGCTGATAGATCGAGGGGAAGCTGTGCTGCTGTCGGATGCCGACATCAAGATGTGCCTGGATACGGGCGCACTCGGGATCGACCCGTACGACCCGGCCATGATCCAACCGGCGAGTGTGGATGTTCGGCTGAGCCGGTTGTTCCGGGTGTTCGAGACCCACCGGCACCCGGCCATCGACCCGGCGACCGACCAACCTGATCTGACCAGGCTGGTGCGCGTCGGCAACGGTCAGCCGTTCGTGCTGCACCCGGGCGAATTCGTGCTGGCCTCCACCATGGAGGAGGTGACGCTGCCCGACGACCTGGCCGCCCGCCTGGAGGGGAAATCGTCGCTCGGCCGGTTGGGGCTGCTGACCCATTCCACGGCCGGATTCATCGACCCCGGCTTCACCGGCCGCATCACCCTGGAGCTGTCGAACGTGGCCGCCCTGCCGATCCTGCTGCACCCGGGGATGAAGGTGGGTCAGCTCTGCTTCATGCGGATGTCGTCGCCTGCCGCCCGGCCGTACGGAAGCCCAGGTCTGGGATCGCGATATCAGGGGCAGCATGGGCCGGTGGAGTCACGCTCGTTCCTGGATTCCGACTGGCGAGGGCCCAGCCGACCGACGCTGAGGATACCCGGTAAAGCAACTGGAAGGGGTTCCGGGGGTCCGTCGCGGGCTAACTGCTGATCGACGGGTCAGGTTCCGGAGCCTCCACCCTGTCGTCGCCGTCGTCACGTGGGCAGAACGGGCACCATGGCTGAAGCCGGTTGTGCCGGTAGGTTGCCCAGAAAATGCTGGCAAGAGGGGTGGTCCATGTGAGCAGGGCGACGAACTTCAGCGCCTGCTCGCCGGGGTCGAAGGTGAGCCGGATCGCGGTAAGGACGGCCGTTCCGAGCAGCATGAGGGCGAGGAGTTTGTTCGGTACCGGAACACGGACGGACCGGATGTGCACCCAGATCTGGCTGGAGGTTCGGTGGAAGAGCTTCAACCACATGCGGTCGCGTTCGATGGCGGCCTGTGGATCCAGGGGGATGGCTCGGATGCACCGCTCGCATAGGTTCCCCATGTGGACGAAGAGGTCGCAGGCCAGGGCGCCGAAGAAGACGGCGAAGTAGGCGGCGCTGAATGTCCACGACAGTGCGGAGCCGGAGGGGATGAGGGTGGACGCTACGCCGGACGCCACCATGGCGGGGGGCCATACCGGGTCCAGGTAGTGGCCGATGGCCATCAGAATGCCGGGCTGCTTGCCGCTGTCGCTGGCCATGGTCATGGGGGTCTCCTGGTGGTTCCCGGTTCGCTCTGCCGGGATCGGAAATCGGGTGTGTGTCTATGATGCCGTGCGCGCCGGGGGTGGCGCCGGGGGGTTGGACGGATCGAAACACCTTCGAACAATCATCGACACACAGCGAGCGTATGTAAAGCGACCTTGACAGTCAAGGGACCTTTACATACGCTACTCGACATGCGGAACAACCTCGAACAGCTCCGCAAAGGAAGCGACATGAGCCAGGAGAACCTGGCCGAGAAACTCGGCGTGAGCCGTCAGACGATCATCTCCATCGAGCAGGGCCGATATAACCCGTCCCTGCCACTGGCGCTCAAGATCGCAGACCTTTTCGGCGTCATCGACCTTCGGGAGATCTTCTATGAAGACCACAGCGTCAACGGCACCGGAAGCTGACGGTGCCGCCGCCTACCGCCTCGGCAACCTGGCCCTGATCCTGCTCTGGGTCGCGGGGATGGTCATCGTCGGCTACAGCATCGCCAGTGACGCCTCCTGGGACGTCCGCATCTCGATGCTCGGCGCGCTCGCTATCCCCCTCCTCGCCCGTAACGCCTACTTCATAATCCGGCTGCTCCGCAAGAAGCCGCCGAGGAGCGATGCCGCCATGATTGCCGAAGGCGGGCCGTGGCAGGACGAACGCCAGAGTCGCCTCCAGGACAAGGCGGGATTCCTCGCCGGAGTGGTCGCCATGGTCATCCCCGTGCTTTTCGCGATCTTCGGTGCGGAGTTCGCGTCCCTGGCGGGAGCCACCATCACCGACGACGGCGACTGGCTGGCCCTGGGACTCGGCATCTCCAACGCCGCCCTGGTAACCCACACCATCGCCTTCATCATCGCAGCCCGCTACTACAGCCGGAAAGGATGACCTGAGGGCGGACAATAACCCCCCGCCGAAGAAGGGGATCCATGTACGTGCAATTCGCGCAGAAGGCCGTAATCCAGTGGCAAGGCAAGCTGCTGCTGGTCAGAAAGAGCATGGACGACCCGCATCAACCGGGTCGATGGGAGCTGCCGGGCGGACGCATGCAGAACGGCGAAACGCCAGACGAAGCACTTATCCGGGAGGTGTACGAGGAGGTGGGCCTGGAGGTGTCCCCTGGACGCCCGCTGGCCGTCTGGTCATGGCGTCTCGGAAATCAGCCCGACAGCCCGACGGTGGTGGCCGTTGCCCGACTCTGCGAGGCGGGCGGCGACGAGGTGGACATGAGCCGCCACGGGCCGGGCGACTTCATCGACGGCTACAGGTGGGTCCCCAAGGACGAGGTTCTCGACCTCGACCTCATCCCCAACTCTCGCGAGCCCCTGGCTGTGGCGCTCAAGAATCTCTAGGTCATCAGTCGCCTGACCCGTGATAACACCGCTTATCGCGGGCCAGGCTTTCAAGGAGGATGATGGGCACCTCAGCGCCCGATGTCTCTGACGTGGGCACGGTACACCTTGATTCCGCCGCCCTGGATCTTGACGAGTGGCTGTTGGCCGTGGACGGTTCGGTATCCAGTCGGATGCTGATCGGCGCTTACGGCACGGTGGACGGTAGTGGCGGTGTCTCGGGCGGTTGGTTCACCTGCCCCCCGGCGCTGGCTACGCATGAGGGTCGTATGCGGACGGACGTCTGCGAGCTGCACGCCCTGCGGATGGGTCTGCGCGACTTCCCGGATGGTGCGACCTTGAAGGTGCTCGTGGACACCACCACCGTACGGGACATCCTCGTTGGTCCAGCTCATGCGGCTCGAAGGACGGCATTGGGCCGACTCTTCTCTGTCGGGGTCGAAGAGGTGCTGGAACACCGGGAGCGGCTGACGCTTTCGGCGAACCTGGACCGTGTGGCCCGCCGTGGTGGTGGCGCATTCTCGCGCAAGGGGGCTGTGGCTGACCATCCGCTGATGGTGGCGGCGCATCGACTGGCCTACGCCATGAAGCGTCTTGGAGAGGCGGGTGGGCGACTGCGAGACGGTGACGAGGAGTGGCTGCTTGATCTGATCGAGGGGCCGGGAGACCAGCAGAAGAAGATCGTACGATCCGTTGATCTCTGGCTAGACCAGAGGCGCGCAGGCTGGTGATCGAAACCGGAGTATCCCATTCGACCAACGCTCGCGCCAGGGTGTCGGCCGCTCGTTTTCTGGAGCAGTGCTCTCGGTCGCGAACTTGCGGGAATGCTAAGTTCTCGCAAGTTACCGGCCGGTAGGGTGGGTGCCTGGAGGAACATTCTGTTCGCGCAGCGCTCCCGACGGGGATCAATTAGAGTGGATGACAGTAGAACCCCGGTCCAGGTGCACTTCTGATCCCGGGGCCTCTACTTCACATCAGCCGCGCTGGCAGTTGCACGTACGGGCGGGGATCTGGAGAGGGTGCAACCTCACCAGGCCCCGCTGGCGTGTTTTAGGAGCCGGGCGCGGATTCCCGCTGAGGAGTGCTTCCTTGAGCCCGAGGAGACGGCCAAGATGCCGTCTTTTCCCGGCCAGGTTTTTGGATCTCATGCATCACCATTTGAGATCTCATGCGTCACTATGTGTACAGGAGACGCCGCGAGTCTCCTGCGACACCCGCCGGAGGACACTTCCCCATGGTTCACATCCGGGTCACCGGGCGGCCGGACGACATCCAGGCCGCCATCGCGCACCTCGACCGTGTCATGTACGTCACCCAGGCCAGCGGTATCACCACGCCGATCGGCGGCGGAGCCCCCTACCGGGAGGTGACGGCCGCGCTGGAGCCATTGGAATGCGACCACCCCACCGCCGTCGTAGTGCGGCGTGGCCAGGCGGAGTCGATCGGCCCGGCCGCCTACCTGGTGGAGTACGGGCTGTGTCAGGACTGTTCCATTCGGGTCGTGCGCGTGCGCGTGGAGGCGGCTGGGGAGCTGCTGTCTGTGAGTGTCTGGTCGGAATTGATTGAGGCGTCCACCAGTAAAGCTGTACAGGCATTTAGCGCGTGATGTATGGTGGTGGTGTCGATAGAGCGGCACGACACCACCACAGGAGGAAACATGCCCGACCCGGCCCCCATCCAGAGCCCCCGCAACGCCACCTGCGCCAGACCCACCTGTGGCCTGCCGATCCACTACATCACCGGCCCCAGCTACGGCCGCTGGGTGCACGACCACAACGGCCGCTGGCAGTGCGCCGACTACGGCCCCGGCGACGCCCAGAACAACCAGGCATACCCCGGCAACGACTACTACCGCATACAGGTCCCGCCGACGACCTCCCCGCTGCACCGCGACGAACCCGGAGGCGCCGACCCCCAGGGCCGCATGCACGGCGCCTCCGCCGTGCGCCGCCTTCTCAACGCCACCCCCGTCGGCCCCCCCTGGAACCACGGTGCCCCGGAAAACCTCTGGACCGCCGCAGACGACGCCGTGGCGCAGGCCGACCAGGAGACCAAGGACGCCGCGCTGCGGCACCTGTTCGCCCTGCACATGCACGAGCTGACCGCCGCCTACCCCACCGTTGCCATGCGCAACGTCAAGTCGGGCGACGTAGTCACCCTGCACGGTGCAGACCACACGGTCGTCGAGAAGACTGGCGACGGACAGCGTGGCCATGTGGTCAACCTCCAGGTCGTCTTCAGCCCCGCCCGGGGCGTCGATCACTCGAAGGTATTCGCCTACGAGGGCGACGTGCGCATCCCGCTGAAGCACCGCGTCTCCGCAGAGATGGGCCAGCGCCTGTTCACCGAAATCCTGGACGCCTCCCACTCTTGCCAGTCTGAGGATCGGGGCGGCTACGTCCGGGGGCTGGAGAAGGCGTTCTGCATGCTGACCGGCGAAAGCGAGGACGTGCTGTACGACCAGATCCAGGAAGCACTTCAGGCCAGACATGAGGAGCAGATCGCCGCAGAGGAAGGATACGAGAACCTGTGAACAGGTTTCACCAGATCGCGGAGCGCGTCGCCCACACCGGGCGGCGCGTCCTCGCGCATCGCCCCCTCGCCTCCGCCATCCTGGAAAGTCTGGCTACATCCGTCGCCGCTGTCATGGTCGGCCTGACCATCGGCCATGTCACCTCCGGCGACCGTGAGGCCGGGTTCGCGTTCGCCATGGCGGGCATCGTCGCACTCCTGTGGGGATGGGCCGAGCGCCGCGCCAGGACCGCGTACGACCTCGGCTGGAAAAGCGGTGTAGACGCGGTCAAAAACGCCGCTCACGACCTGCTCGCCGAAGTCCAGTCTATCGGCGAAGCCGCCGCCACGGCGCAGCGGGCCCAGGAAGAAGAAGCAGGTGAGCGTCGTGACTGAGATGCGGCTGCGCGATACGGCCGCGCTTGTTCGTCAGCTCCACCAGGACGGCGACCTCAATACGTCGATGACCGGCGCCCTGCTCATCGCCCTGGGCGCCGCCGAGCATGTCGCCCCACACCCCGACTGCGACATGCAGAAGGGCTATGGCGAGAGCGACCCGGATACGTGGAAGGACGCCACCGGTCGCATCGTCTGGGACCTCCGCCGCGATCTCCGTGACTGCCACGGCGACCTGTGGCAATACGCAGGCGGCTTCCACGCCGACCCCGACACCCAGCCGATTTTGTCCCGCAAGGACTGGAGCGAATGCGACATCCCGCTGTGCCGGGTATGGGCGGCCGTCGGCCCGCTGGAGGTGGCGCCGTGAACGAGATCGGCGAGCAGGAGTTCGACCTGCGGTCGGCTACCTGGCCTATCAGATAGCCACCTATGCCGATCTGTAACCCTTCCCTGACGCCCGGC